CTATAACTCGGTTAGCGCATTTACGGGACCATTTGCATTATCTGGTACTAGTGTTTGCGGAACATTTACAGATCGCTGGGAATGTATCGGCGCTGGCGGCGGTGTGTGTAATCAGACCACACTGACGCCAAGCGTTAAAACTTATCTTGAAGAACAGTGGGCATTATCCGGGAATCAATCAGTAAGTGCCGGATATCCTAATAGTATTTCCGTGTTTCAAGGAAACCAACCTGACGGCTCTGGTCCGACAGGTAATGCGAGCGCATTAGCTTGTTATTACGAGATTACTGTCTCTGCATGTCCCGTTAACCCTCTAACCCACACAACAACTTATTGGAACTACGCAGGGATTGATTCCAGTGATACTCCGCCAACAACTGCTAATTGTTCTACAGTGAACGATTACACGTTCTCTGTTCCAAGCGGAGTCGATGCGGCGTATCACGAATGGGTCCAGTGGGGTAGTTCTGGCGGGAGCGGTGGCGACGAATATAGTCCATTGTTGGGCAGTGTAACCATTCCCGCTGATCCAGCATTAACTCCATGCCCCGATATTACCTTTGAAGGTTCCGACTGCGCTACTTGTTGCCAGTACACCTACCTCGGAATATCGGGCTATTGTATTTTGAACGCTGTAGCGATCTTGACATGGGAGTTTACTTATGCCTGATCTCAGTCAACCCTACCTCACCAGTTGTATCAAGGCAATTCCCAAGCAAGGATCGTTCTATGCCATGAACGCCGCTGACCATTCTGCGGACAAATCACTTTGTTACTACAACGTGACGACCGCTTTCTTCCAGCAAAACCAGACCAACATAGCCAGTTGTGTTTTTTCAGGCAGTCAAGCAGCCTCTGTTGCTATTCCAGTCAAACCTGTTTCCAAGCCAACAGCTTCCGTTAAACCCACTCAAATCAATCCTACTGTCCAGCATCCTAAAATGGCCGGCAATTCACGGATCACAGGCTTTCAAGGTCAAGCGATCTGGAAAGCTATCCACAATCTCATGCCGCCTTCTCTGGAAGGAGTAAAGGAGATTCTAAAGCTGATGGGCTGCAATCCATGTCTTTCGGAAGCCCAGGCGTATGTGGATGAGAACCCGCCTGATTGCTCCAGCTTAGAGGCTTATCAGTTCTGGTCTTTTAAGTGGCACAACCATGTACATGATTTAATTGGTCAGCCAGAATATGCACTGCTCAGTGCAATCACAGATCATGGGTGGAATCAAATCAAGCTGTTCGCACTCCCACAGGTCCAGAGCTATCTGGCGTTGGTCACTTCCAAAAATTCTGGGAGTTCACCTAACACTTCCCAAACTATCACCTCTGCTAATTTCATGATCTCAGCCACACAGCCCGTTAAGAAGGGTTCTGGCATACTCCCAACCAGTCAGAAGCCTTAAAATCACTAGCCGCATGGATTGCAAACGTTTGCGTAAACTAACCTCACCCCTCTGTTTCACATATCAGTTCAGCCATGCCTTTTCGATCTTGGCCGGATCCGCTCCTAAGAACACCGCATACCATAAACACGACCGGGTATGTTTAACGGCTCGCATCGCCATTTCATGACTGATGGTATAGAGCTTTCCCTTCACACTCCCTTCCGGCATCGTATCTACGATCGTGGCGTAAGCCTCCGGACACGCACATAAAAATCTGAACAGAAAACCCACCCCTTCCAAAGCGGTATGGATATCAGGACGGCTTACAACCATATCTCGAACGGCGGATATGGCCTCGACGGCAGCAAGATATGGCGGCAAGTTGAATGGGTTGCATTCAGCGTGGGATTCCATCTTCGGCCTGCTTCCAGAGATTCATCACATGGTCGGTCAGAAGATATCTTTCCGATCCCCATCCCTTTCCAGAAGATGAAGGCACGATAATTTTACTCACAATGCCTAGCTCGGCCATGTCCGCGAGACGCATGTTTAGAGTCTCATAGGTCATGCGACTGGTCTTACAAAGATCGGCCGGCGTCATCATCTCATTCTTGTTACGGATCAGACTCTTGAGAATATCTACATGGAACCCCACACAAGTATCGGCCATGACCTTGCGGAGCAACCGCATGATATCGTCGCCGACGACTACTTTCGCATACACGATCGCAAGTAGCTGAGCGTAGATTTGAAGCTGACTGGCGACTCGATACGGTAGTTCAGCGCCGGCGCGATAGAGAATGACGTTGTTCCGCGGATTACGTTCCACTTGCGCTCTCATCAGCGCGATTAGTTGAGACATGGCCACAATACGGTGAACATAATTATCGGGCACTTTCGGAAGAAGTTCCTGGGAAACATCTCGATTTAGAAATCGAGCAACCACGTCTGTCAGTTCTTGTTCCATCTGAAGGGTGTATGCTTGGTTTTGGAGTACCTTGTATGTCGTCTCTTTAATATTATCGACTGTCTCCCGAAGTTCGATGTTCAAGAACCGCTCTCCCCGGCTCGCTTCGCTGTCCGCTCGCACAGCAGGAGTGGTCCCAATAAGCATGTTGAATTTCAAATTATCATATGTTCTTGTGATGGCGTTCCCATAAGGACGATCCACGCGCCCGTCAAAAGCACCACGAAGCGTAGCATAAAGCTCTTTGCGCTCATCTGGCTTCAACCCCAAAATCTCCGTGCCATCTTTCAGAATCGCGGTCAATCCATTGAGCCGGGGAAGTAAAGAAGGATCAGGATCACGCACGAATCCAGACACTAGAGACGTAGCTTTGAACGTGGAGTGAAACGAACATTTAGGGGATTTGATCATGGAGCAGAGAATCTTTGACTTGCCGCTGCTTGCTGGGGCGATCATATAAAACCAGAGCGGAACGCCCGGTAAATTCCCCCCCAAAGATACGGCCAAGGCCGTTGCCAGACAGTCCATGAAATCCCGACTCATGGGGTATACCCATTTTTTGAATACAGACAGCACTTCGCTGAATGTACATGGCGATCCAATCTCTGAATCCAATCGAGAAGCCGTCGCCACAGTTCGAGGATTACCTTCAGACAAAGCTCGGCGATGCTGCGGGCCAATCAATGCTTCAAGATCAGTCAAGATCATCCTTGGGTCAAACCGCTTTTCCAACCCATCCTTGATATGATCCCGAATATCCCAACCTTTAGGCTTCGTTTCAGGCCAAGACAGAAAACTTTGTCGGCGAGCGACACCATTTAGCTTCTCCGACCCTTTCAATGATCCTGTATCGCCCGCTTGATCGTTGTCGAACATCCACACCACGTCCAGATCACGAAACCAGCCTACCCATTCTTTTTTCAACGATCCAGCCCCCGGGCACCACACAACCACATCGGATGATCCGCACTCTTTCAGCAACCACTTTAGAGCAATCCCATCCCACGCGCCTTCGCAAAGGAAGGTCCGTCGCTTGCGAACATCTTTTGCGTGAGTGAGCGACCACAAACCCCCAAGTTGTAATGTGCATCCGTCTGTTGCAATGGTGTTTTTTCCAGACCACCGCTGAACATCCCGGACAGTTTCCTTCTCGTTATAAACGGGAATCAACCACTCTTTAGTGAGCGGATTCCATGCAACTTTCCATTCTGGAAACGCTTCTGGGGGAATGCCGCGATCATCAGCAAGCTCTCTATATTTAGCCGGCGTAGTCAGTTCGGCAAAATGCTCGGTAAGCTCTCGAAGAAAAGTAAACGCGTTCCCTTCCCGGAAACACACTTTGCAATCATACTGCCCAGTCACCACATTTACATAAAAATGATGCGTCTTTCCGCAAAACGGACAGTCGCATCTGGAATTGTCATTTATCACTTCTCCAAGATCAACACCCATGCACTCAAACGTGGCCCGGAAATCTTTAACTGCTTCCATTCTGCGCTCCGTCGTCGGCATAACATCTCCGCATTACCTTTCTTTGATACGACGCTTCCCGTGGTAACGATACTCTTTAAGCTTTTCATCAAACCGATATGTGTTCACTTCACCATAACCTCTGGGGAAGGAATGAAATCGATCGGCTTTCCGGCATTAAGAAACACTGGTCGTCCTTTCCATGAATCCACTATATCGCATAGAAAAAGGAACAAAAACGTAAAGCTGTTTGCAGTCAATACGAAATGCGGTCGCAAGCGTTATGAATTGAGCTTCATCGAGCTTGATGCCTAATTTGGTGGATATAAAGCCGGGCGGTATCGAATTATCCGGTGTAATACGCCACAACCCCAGTTCACGCATTAGATCGCGGCATAGACGACATTCTTTACAATACTGATCCGGAATATGGCGCTTTTTAATCTGACATGATATGCAGTTTTTACTCATTACGCCTCCACTAACTGAGGTTGTTCTTTGGACGCTCCCCATAATGTTTCAACTGGCTCAGGATCGCTCCACGAGTTCCAAGTCACCTTAGTATCCACTGGAGTTGCAACCTTGGTGAATCGTCCTTGGTTGTCAGCCATACAGTCTCCGATGCCGCGCACGAATTTCTCATTGCCGACCGCCAGCTTGATAGGGACTTCCGTAATGACCTCATCGTGAATATACAAAAGTATTTCAGCACCAGAGCCTTTGAGATAGCCCCCGGAGCATTCGTGCCGTGTCCCACCACGGTCGTAATAACGAGCTTCCCCACCCAGACGAATAGCCGCTTCTTTTAACATATCGGCGGCAGTTCCCTGGATTAAATAATTGGTTGCTTTGTACCAGAACTTGACCCAGACCCACGCCTCCGACTCACCATCCCAGATACGGGCCGGTCGCGGAATCATGCACTTACGCCCGTAGCGGTTGCGAATAAATCCATCTCGTTCTGCGATGCGCTGCATTTGCTGCATGAACGGTCCAACACCGCCAAATGCTGTTTGAAGTGCGTGGATAATCTGAGCGGCTTCGTCGTAAGAGCAGCCCATCTGACCAGCCAATGCTCGTATCCCCTCTCCATAGGTCCATCCAAGGAAGTTGATCTTGCAGACTTGACGAGCGCCACCGCGAGCCTCAAACAACCCGTCCAGATATTCCCGCGTTTTTTTAGTCGCAAAGGCTACACGATCCACAAGAATCTCATACGGGTCGTGCGTCCATCCACCTTCAACAGAGTTACAGATTTCGCCATCATTAAATACCCGAAGGATATCTTTCTCGTCCGCCTCTTCAGCCAATATACGCGGTTCAATGCTTTTGAAGTCGTTGTGAATCCACACACATCCCTTACGCGGTCCAAGCGGATATCTCGCCCGCTTCATTATGTCGCCTTCTTTAGCCCGTTTAGGTATCTGATGAAGTGGAATACCGCTGATGCTCATGCGCCCGGTAGTTGCTCCAATCTGTCGAAAGTTAGTATGAATAATTAACTGTCCCGACCCGTCAGCAACAGCATGAGACTGAAACTTCCGGATGTAGTGATTCCACACCTTATTGTGACGATCAAACTCAAGATTTTTACGAAGCGGATTTTTATCTTCCCCAGTTACAGCATCCACGAGCGGTATCATCCACTCAAGAGTTTGCTTATTTGTGGACGGATCATGGGTCTTTTCCGTTCGAGATAGAACCGGCAAACCAAGACCATCCGGCTTGGGACTGTGCATGAATTTAGCAATACGACTTCCAGGAACCTCAGCATTGAAATCTCCAAAAATTCTGGAGAGTTCAATGCGAAGATCACGCATTCGAGTCTGACATTCTCTTCCCAGAAGATCGCACCGTTCTGGAAAGATTCTCATGCCCACCCGCTCCGACCGCTGTGTTACCGGGGCCATGCGTATTTCCCGCTCATATACTTCCCACAAATTTTCCTCATCCATGACATTGCAAAACATGAAAAACAGAAGCATTGTTCGCAAAGAATCTTTTGTTGCATAGACATTAGCGAGCGTGGATAATCTGGGGAACCGTGCCAGAAGCGGTCTACGTACTTCTGGAGGGGCTAATCGAGATACGGCGGCAGGAAGCCAGTAATCGGCTTTGTAAACCTTGTCGTCCTTACCTTCCCCGGTTTCTTCCTTGGCGATCTTCCATCCGAGCTTACGGACTTGTAATCGGCAAGCCTTAACCGCGATGCCAAGCTCTTCTTCATCGTCAGTATCCAGGCGAAGCTCACCCGTTAAGTTCTTGGTGTATTTATCGGCAAGGGGTTTCAGAGCGTGTTTATGCTCGGCAGAGTTGCAGATCTGAGACATCCACATCACGTCGTCGCGGCGTCCGCGTACCGTGATTCCATGAGGGATCGACAACATTGCAGCGTCAAACGGTTCGTTAAATCCGGCTTTAGCAACCGTATCGTCTTCCATGAGACGTTTGACGGATTCCAGAATTTTTGGAACTATTGTTGGTTTGCGTGTGAGGGGATCAACTTCAAACTCAAATGTTTTACTGTCGCCAGCTTCGTTATAGAAAGAGAACGCAAAAGGTCGATCACCCTTCCACGCATACTTTCCTGTGGTTTCTGTGTCATAAAATATCCGAGCGCCGTCAATGAAGTGTCGATGCTTTGGAATCAAAATCGCCATTGCGTCATCCCGTGTAAGGCCGGGGGCGTAATTGCCCTAACGCCGTCTTAATTGTCCTGCACGGGTGATCGGAAATGCTCAGAGCGTTTTGCCGACGTTCGGATTCCTTCCGTGCGACACATCAATGTAACTACTTATGTAGTCGATGTCAAATGCGTGTTTTCCAAAGCCGGTATCACAGGCATCCCCGTAGATTCGGGTACTTTTTCACCATCCACAGTGAATAGTTTTGACATCGTTAAGCTTGTGACTTGCTGACGACAACGAGGACATACGACTACCGAAGTGTACCACGGATAATGAAACTCCTTTCCGCAGTCACATCTCACTAATGCAAATATCTTTCGTATCTTGCTCGCTTCACCTGTGAAATGACTTACCGCTTCAAGTGTTGTCATCATTATATAATCCTTCCAGAAAAGAGGCTCCCGGACTTATTCAGCCCGGAAGCCCCAAGCAGCGTTACAATTAGCTGATGATTGCAAGGCTTGGCCAGTCGAACTTGATAATATACTGGGTCGTTGCGCCGTCTTCGCGCACGACGTAGCCCTTGGCATCGTCGATCTTGACCACTACGCCGGTCTTGACCTTGCCCTTGGACTGCCACTGTACTTGGCTACCGACAACGATCTCGGCTTCCTCTTGGACCGTTTCCGGCTCTTCCTCGACAGTTTCTTCAATCACTTCTTCCGGTTCGTCGGGGTCTGGAGCAGGAGCGGGTTTATTGGGGGGCTTACTACGACCGGGAGGCTTGCCGCTGACTTGAGTAGCGGGTGCGGGTGCGGACGTGGGCGCAGCGGCGGCACGACGACGCGCCGGCGCTGGGGACGGCGCTTCCACCGTTTCCGGCTCGGGGGCGGTCGGTTCCCTTTCGGGTTCGCTTTCCGATGCACCATTCAGACCCATCGCCGTAAGTTGATCTTCGGTCAGCCCGGTTTTGATGTTGACGAAGCGAGAATTTTCCCATTTACCGGAAACAATGTCGATTTTGCAACCGGGCTTTGTGCGCTGGAGTTCGGCCAAGACCGTCTCCAGATTATCCATATCAACATCTTCGATCGCCACGCCCAAAGCGACCAGATCGCGCTGAAACGCTTCCACACGATCTTCCGACACGAACTTGGGCCATGAAGGGATCGACTCGCCGGCGTAATCATCATTGAGAACGATGAACTGTAAAAATGCGCCAAGGCATTTTTCGCCCGTTGACTTATTGTCTTCGTCCTTGAGATCATATTCCGCAAGCCGAGCCGTTTTCACGCGGCAGATGTATCCTCGGCCCAGTGGCACTTCCACACGGCCCTTGGCCGCCTCACCACGGGTTTTGTTCCATGTTTCTTTCATGCCCGCCAACTGCTTGGCGAACACCGATTTTGGCGTTTGTTGTTTTGCCATGTCCAATGTTCCTTGAAAAAACAATCCCATCTGGCATCTAGTCCACAGAGCCGCCAAGCTGCAACGTAGCCGCTTAAATTTAGCGTTCTTCCAGAGACGTGAATGCCTCTCCAGAATTTTTGGAGATAAAACCATCATTCTTAAGTTTGCTGTTGTGCCTTGGCCTCCTTTCGCTGCTTTTGAATTTCAACGATTTTCTTCATCTCATCATAATTCGCCCATTGTTGCTGGTTGTTAAATGCGCGTTGAAATTTCAACCAAGCGTCCTTCGGTCCGCTGCTGCCAAGCACGATTTCCTGGACCTGTCGGCCGCCAGATAATTGCGGGTATGGAGATGCGGACGTGAGGAAGCGGCTGTCCATGTTGCATTTGGCAACCGTAGATTCATCCCCGCGAATCGTGGCAATTCGGGACTTACTGCCGCCCGGCAGATATTCGATGTTCACAACCAAGTGACAGCGAGAAACCAATATCCCTTCCATCTTGCCCTTGATTTCTGGAGAAGCCCTTTCGAGCTTACGCCCATCGCGGGTTTGAATTTCCTTGTCCTTCACATGGGCGATGAACCACATCCCGCATGGAAGTGCCATGAAGCGATTAACTACATCGGCAAATCCAAAGTGCATGACATCAAAACCTTCCGCATAGCCCACATGACGCACATGCGTGACTCCGTATTTCTTCTGCACGGATCGCTGACATTCCATTGCCATTGCACCGCATCCGTCGATCTGAATCCTGGTCCATGGAAATTCCTTACCGCTTTTAACGATCTTCTCAAAGCCCGTGAGATAGGCCACGAGAGTATCCCAGTTGGGAATGTATCGCTGGGCCAAGAATGAATCGTATGATGGATTCACCGGGTCGAATGACAAGCTCAAAACGCCCTCTTCCTGAGCGCCGAGAGTGGTCTTACCGCTCCCTGGCTCTCCTACGATCAGGCAATGAATGTCGTTGAAGCCCCAAGCACGCTCCTCGGGACCAGAAAGTAAATCGACCTTGATAGGATCGGCGACGACAATCTGAGCTTCAGATTTCCCAACCGGCTTGACGGTGGAACGAGTTACTTGTGGCATTAGTCTCTCTTTTCAACGGACATCCCCGCAGCTTTCAGAACGTTATCAACCCGCACCATCACATGGTCGATGGGATCAGCGACCGGAATTGTCGCCCCGTTCTTCATCAGAATGTTGGTGATTATCTTTTCCCGCGGAATGAAATGTCTTCCCATTCCTTCCCGTTCTTGAGCGTTCAACAAGATCGTCCCGTGGTTGATGATGGCGATCTCGTCGGCGCGAATATAGGCGTCTGACTGGGGAAGGTCTTCTTTGCGAACGTCGATGTGCTTCACACAAATGAACATGGTGCTCCTTGTTAAACTACTTCCAGTTCCGGGAACGGACTAGACCGTTGATATACATGCGTGAAATCATTCTTAATCAGCGGGCCGTACATGCCGCACCGACCGTATTTTGTCACCGCATGGCGATCTCTGGGATAGTGTGGCCGCTTGCCGGTGGCCCACATCCGCAGGTCGTCCATGATCGGATCGAGCCGAGTAGCTTTCCAATGCAGCACTTCGTCTGGTGTCACCAGCATGTTAAACCGCACGAACCATCCAGTCGTTTCCTCACCCTTCATATCCCACTGGTTCACATCGTCCACACTCTGCTTGATGCGGGCAAAGAACTGAGGCAGTGGCTCCTCGATGCCGCCTTTCTTGCTGCGCCGATGGCCTGGACGACGCAAAATGTTCTTCACTGATCCCTCGGGCATTTTCCCCGTCTCAATAGCTCGTGCCAGCATGTAAATGTTCTGCTGAAGATCAGTCGGGAAGAGGTCCATGATCTCTTTATCGTTGATGATGCTGAGACATTTGGTGTCTTGGATCATCTCTTTATCGGTCTTGGTCGTAAACACCATATCCCGCTGACCACAAAGAGGGACTATGACGCCGTCCGGATAAACGTAAGGAACGCTAAATTGTTCTTCTAGAGACACAAACGACTTGGGATGAATTGACGGATTCTCCATGAAGCTATACTTGCCGGTGAAATCACCGTCCCAGCGCCGAAAATAAGCCGGCAATACACACTCCGCATAACCATACACCAGTTCTTGGATTTGAACTTGTTCGGTAGGGGCGTCAGGGCTTTCGGCTTTCCAAGCCACTTCACATTCTTTAACCAGCCCGGCGCAGTTAGTTTGGAACGTGGCCAAGAGCGACGGCGTTTTGATGATGCGGCTATAACCTCGATAAAGACAATCATGCACGCATGATCCAAATGCAATCCCCATCGGAGTCAGCCGCCCGGTCCAGCCCTCCACATAGGCGAGTCGAGCCTGCTCTTCGCACGTCATCCACAGGTCAAGAAAGCTGGAAGTTACTCCGTCGCGGAATAAATTCCACACCCCTACTTTTCCAGAATCACGGAACTTGGGATATCCGGTTTTCTCCGTGAAACGTTTACGAGGGATGTCAAGACGAAGTGCTTTTTGAAGGTCAATGGCCATGTTCTTCTCCGGGTTTCAGTTGTCCAAAGTCGCAATATATCACAGCCCAGAAGCTCTGTCAAGGGTGAAGGTCTTAAATTTCACACCTTGTACAATATCGGTTTCAAAGCATCCGATACTTTAATTAAATCGGCGTATAGCAGTTCCTTGGACCGACCCGAAGTCGGCCATCCGTTTCGGGTGATATAACTGGGATGTCTGATATTCACCAATGGAATCTTACCCGCCCATCCGTCCTTATTCAGAAGAGCCTCTGTTTCCGCGTGTCTACCCATACAAACTACCAATTTAGGCTGAGCGACTTCCTCAATGAAATGTGCAAGCCGGGGGCGGCAACGCACCTTTTCTTGCCCAGTGGGTTCGCGGAAATGACCGCCTTTCTCATCCACGGGCTGACAAAGCACTGTGTTGGTGATTGCCCACCTGAATATATTCTCCGCAGCCAGGAATCGGCTATATTCCAGGCTCCTCGCCAGCATGCGTAGTTTTAACTGGATGATAAACCCATCCAGTACCTTACCGGCTAATCCGGTGAATGGATAACCCAGTAAATCCTCAGATAGCCCCGGAGCTTCCCCCAGAAAAAGTACATCGCATGGTAATGTGCCGCGAGCAAAGACATGATGATCTGCATATTCGCCGATCTTACATTTCTGACAAAACTTCCACTCCCGGACATGCACTGTCCAAGAACGGGAAACATCAGATAACACGAGAAGTTGGTTTGACACTATGTTCTCTAGAATTTTTGGAGCCCGTTGTTACTTAGGCCACTTTCCCAGCACATGCAACCCCATCCCCACCGCATCAATACAATGGGGCTTAAACGTGCCCGGTGCATATTCTGGAAGGACGGTTTCAACCCTGTGGCGAATTGCCTTGTCGGTCAACTGTCCCAACCAATCGCGCACTTCGATGCCGCGAAACGGCACGGCTAGATCGCTACAAACCTGCATGAACCGGCCCACCGTGAAGCATAACTTCACCAAAGAACCGCCTGATGCTGCCGCATGGCCGCTCATATATGTCGGCAGTTCACAGTAAACGCCGTGAACTTTATTTACTGTCAGGAGTATGTGAAGAGCATAAGCCATTCGTTCGCTTTTGTATTGCCAGGGCATGTCCCTCGCATTGGCAGCAACGTTTTCGACGCCCCACCTTACAAGACTGCCGGCTTCGGACCAGAGCGCCCATCCAAAAGGAATGCCGGGATCAACCGTAAGTACAGTAGTGTTGGGCCACATCATCGAAGCTCCTTATGGGGCGTCCCACACTTCGCACAGTATTTGCCGACACGATCTGAGCCGCATATTTCACACAGATGCCGGTGTTGTTCAACTCCAGGTATCCACGCCGCCGGATCACCCCTAGCAAGCTGTGCCACTATTTCAATCGCCCTTTGTTTGCGCTCAGCGTCATAAACTGTTCTTGGGTCTTTACGAAGATCGATGATTCGTTCACGAGAATACGTCGATCGAGAATATCTAGAGCGTGGACGTATAACAAGCATTCCCTTAAAGATCAACCAAACCACCACAACCAGAATACCTAATCCTGATCCGCGGACGATGAAATTAACCACGGAGTCTTCTAAATACATTGTTGCTCCTTTAGCAATTTGCACTTAGCTCGCAACAACCCCAATGTTTGAATCTTCTGCATCCAGTATCTTGCTTGCAGCGGTTTGTCGATGGTGGCGGCAGCATGGAGGTCTTCATCTACCGTATTGACCGTCACCAGATCGATGTATAACAGCGGTCGCTTTTTCTCTGGGTGGATAATCCTATCCATATCTTGTGACACATCCTTATACTCATCGGAAATGCTGTACCGAATCATTGTGTCGGCAGCAGCCAGATTCATCCCAAAATGCACCTTAGCCTGCTTTAGAATGACCTGGAACCGCCCTGCCGCGAACGCTGAGCAGCGTTTACGTCTTTCAGGTACATCTATCCCTCCTTGAATGATCGTCGCTGTAATCCGCTTTTTCTTCAAGAACTCAGCAGCGTGTGCTATCTCCAGATTGTGACGGAAAGACACCACAAGTTGCTCGGTGTGATGTTCTTGAATGATTTCCCAGAGCAGCTTCAGCTTGTGATCGCTGTATAAATGCTCAAAACACTTAGGGTAGCCGCCAGCAATCTGAACAAGCCAGTTCCGCAGCACTGGAACATAAGCTGTGAAAGTTGTGCGAGCAAGACCGTGTCTGCGGTTGGGTGGAATCTCAAAATACACCTCAGCATGATCGTACACCCTCTGGATCTCAGTCGGCAGCTTACAGCAACGTTTTTCAAACGCTATCTCATTAACGACGCCGGCTGATTTTCTGGAAAGGATAAAACACCGCTCTTCAATCACGCGGCGAATCTCGATCTTGCGGCCCGGCTTTGGAATCCAATCGTAATAAAGCTCTTGAAAGTTAGCGTTACGCCACTTCCAAAAATTCTGGAAGCCCATGAACGATCCGAACACCCACCGCATTTGTTCAAAGATGTTAAGCGGAGTTTCAGGGGCATATTCCCCGGAAAGTCCCAGCCGCAGCGGAATATCCCCCAGACACAAACGGGCAACCTTATTGATCTGACTTTGCGCGTTATAGATAGTGGTCAGTTCATCCCAGATCACGGCGCTCCACGGATACAGGGCTGTCTCTCTGGGGGAAGGTCCAAGATCGTTTCCACGGGAGGGTCTAAACAACGCTTGAGGGTTGGTAATGAAGAACCGCCCGGGCAAGTCGCCTTCAGCTTCGACCCACTGTTTCAGGTTGGTGTGGTTGGTTAAGTCCCAAGCGATGTCTTCCTTGTCGGCCTCGATCTCATCTAGCCATCCAGGGATAGCTGATAATGGAGCAACCACTAATACGCGGGCAGCGCTATGGAACTTGGCCCATTGACACGCACAAAAGGTCTTGCCAAGTCGTTTCTCCATTCCTAAGAACGCTAAGCGATGCGTTCGCAGATATTTTAGGGCTGGAAGTTGATATGGTTTAGGCTGTCTCACTTAGTTCTCTTATGCAGCGGAAGACTTTCGTCGAACCACCACCGACTGTATTTCCGACCGTACACATCGAACGTGGTGCGAACATAATCGACGGGAGAAATCAACACGGTAAACTGTCCCTCTCTCCATCCTTCATCCCACACTCTCCACGCCACTTCTTCGTTCCGATCCTTGTCATTTCTATTCAAGTAAGTGTTGGGATGGTGTGCAGGGACACAGATCGTTACTCGGCTTTTATCGTGGATGTGCCGCTCTTCAATAGCCGTATCCACATTCACTTTCGCATCCTTTGATTTAGCTATGATAACTAATCGATCGTTGGACAAGTTAAATCCAAATATCGTTATTCGTTTGGGTGTCAGCCTGTCCAAAATCCGATGTAGTTCCTTCACTTGATAGTTGTCGATCCCATCTCCACCCACAATCCCAACAACCTCACAAGTAAAACGTTCCGGCATAAAAGAACTCCCTGTCATTGGCGGATGACAGGGAGCGGGTGAAGAAATCCACGGCGTCGGCGTGCCGTTTAAGAAAGCACACCATAGCCGACACACCGATCCATGTCAACACAGATTGTAACCGTTACTGATGGTCGATGTCGTATTTGGCGTCACTGTTGGGATTGTCTGCCGGAACTTGTTCCCCGGTTACACGGTCAACACCTTCGGACGGCGCATCAGTTGTGAGCGACGCTGTCCATGTGCCTCGGCTTATCATTTCTATGTTAGCCACCGTCCCCGGGTCTTCTGGAAAGGTAAGGATGATTTTAATCGCAGCGGCTTCAGGATCAACCTGTAGGCTGATCTGATATGGCCCTTTCCCAATTATATCATCAGGAATTGCCGCAAGAATTCTCGCGATCGGGACCGTGATTGTCTTGCGGCTGCGACTTACCACTGTTGAAACAATGCTTGCAAATGGTTGTGTCTGTATCATAGCTCTTCCAGAAAAAAGTTAAACAAAAAAAATGAGGGACCGGCGTGGAACAATACCGGCCCCTCTGGAGGGGAGTTGAGAACCGTTAAGCTGTCACCAATTCGGGTTCTGGTTCCGCGGGATCAGCAATAGGTGCGGGTGTCGGCGCTGCTGTGGGCGCTGCCGTCTTTGTCGCCACTGCTTTCTTCACGACCTTGACCTTCTTTTTCCCGGTATCGCCGCTGATGGCAGGCGTTTCGGGTTTCGGAGCGGCTTTAGGGTCTTTAATCAGGCCGCCCATTGAACGAGCCATCTTTTCCATCGTGGCATGAGTCACCTTGCCTTGGGCGAATGCTTCGAGCTTCGAGAACAGCGTGCGAACCGGAGCATCTTCGCCAGGGCCAGTCAAACTGACAAAGAGATCGACGATCGTGCTGCGGGTTACGGGGATCGCCTTATCGGGATCACCGCCCTTTTGGGTTTTTTTGGCGCGTGATGCCTTGCGGACACTTTCGCCTTTGATCCGACCCGTGCCCAACCGATCCGCATTCTTAATAATGCTGACTTGCTCCTTTTCAGACAAACCGATCAGTTCCAAAGCGGCCACGGTCGGAAGTTCCCGTGTCGAAACCAATTTGCGCGTGGCGGCTGGGAGCTTGAGCAGCTTTTGAGAAGTACGAAGCCGCTCAACACCATCGGTTCCGTTCCACCCGAAGACGCCGGCAACTTCCTCTTCGCTCATACCGAAGTCTTCCAGCATAGCCCGCTGGTTTTCGGCCAGTTCAATCGGGTCTGGGTTCTTCCGTTGGTAGTTCTCGACCACCGACATCTGGTATGCGGCCTTGGCTTCCTGCGCTGACACAATCTCCGCACGCACCTTCAGTTGGTGATCCGGATTCTTCTCGTTGTGTTTTGCGATGGCAAAGAGCCGCGTAAACCCGTACACCAACTTGGGCTTCCCTTTGTCGGTGATGAACACCTTGACGGGCTGAAGCTGACCATGCTTCTCGATGCTTGCCATCATCGAAGCCACGTCGGCTTGGGACACCTTGCGGGTGTTTTCCTTGGCGTCGGCGATAACATCCTTGGGGTCGAACTCCCCGACATGCTTGTAGGCGGCGACCGCCACAGCAATCTTTGTAGCAGCAGACATTTGATTCTCCTTTGCAGTGCGGCTTAGCCGCTAAATTCGTCTCACACATTGTAAGACGTGAAATAGGGTGAGAGGACTTGAACCTCTGACCTTCCCTACCCGGATAGTTTGCCAGCACGAGAGTATCGTGGTGATTCGCAACTTGCCGGGTTCGGAACGCTCTAGCCACCTGAGCTACACTCTAATGCTTGCTTGTCTTGCGGCGTTTATACTTTGGATCGATGCACTCGCCGCCACTATCGTACCGATGGCTTTGTAACTTCGGGATCATTCCTTTGGTGTATTTCCCGATGTTGTAATTCGTTCGCATATTCTGGATTCCGTCCCAGAACTTTGTGTCTCTTCCAGGAAACTCAGACCGCATCCACTCCGCTAATTTCTGGTCGGTCAGTTTCCGGTTCTTCGGAGCTTTCTCGTTTTGCTGAAGCGTGAACACGATCGCCAGATATACCGGAAGACCTGTTGAAGTTCCCAAGGGCCGACCTGCCGGCACTCCGCTGCGGCCTTTCTGTACTAACTTGGTCTGCTGACGATTGCCCCGAATGTTCCGTGCTTGCAGCTTGCCCAGCATTGCCGCTTGAATCTCTTCGTGACTCGCTGTATGCGCTGGGCCTGTTAGTTTCTTGGCTGTTGATCTGACTTCGATCATCTTCTTTGCTCCGGTCTTTTTTACCACGATACAGTTTGGGACGACCCGGCGTTATTATCCGCATGGCTGGTAAGAACGATTTTGCTTGGCGCTCCGCCTTGGCCCGCATGTTTTTCTCTTCATTCTCCGAATTGTTGCTGGCCCAGCATTGTACGCCGCACTCAGCATGGCACACTTGTTCAGCGGCTTCAAAGCTCTTTTCAATACCGATGATGATATGCACGTTCTTGAAGGCGGCGAAGACATGCCCATCTCGGCGTTTACCACGAATAATTTCGTAAGTGTCGGCCTTATCATAAGCGATCCAAGCCTTGTTGCTAACCTTCTCGAATTGCACGCTGGTAGTATAATCGACAAGACACAGCAGCGTCAATAGGAAAAGTGTGAAATTTCACACTTTTTCCAAAAATTCTGGATTAACCCCACTGCGCAGCCGTGGCGCGAGCCACCCCAAGGCCCTGTGACCTCATTTAATAAACTCATCACGAAGTCGCCCCCCCCGCTCACAAGCGATCAAAATATCCAGCACTTCCATTCGCATCAGGCCAGAACCCCCGGACCAATCTCCAAAACGGCAAATTCAGATTCGGCCACGGATTGGGCATACTCCACCGCGTCTTCTGGAGAAGTACATGGAACTTTGAATTGCTTATGGTGTTCTTTTTCGATTAGAAATCCACCACTAAAGGTACCCAAGCCTTTGCCATCAGCGCAACAGATCAGCTTGTATGTCTTTTTACGGATAACGGCATCAGCGACGACGCCGCTTCTCCCACCACTATCTACCGCCGCCTGGATGGCAACGCTGTGAAGCTCGGCCATCTTAATAACCGCGTCTCGCAGGACCGGCACAGTAATGTCGATCGTTGTCAGCCAATCGAGATATCGGGGATCGCGCTCCAGAATTTCTTCCAGAGATAGCCCCAGATATTTTCCGAACGTCATCTTCACACTACCAGGATAATGCGCGTTCATTGTTTAATCTCCTTCCAAAGGTTCACTGATCTGACACCACTCGTAGAATCTAATCTGGCGGTCTTTCAAACCGTCTTCGATACGGATTCTTGGTTTACGATTCTCGCAACACCAGTTGTTAAAGTGCTGTAGATCGCGGAACTGACGACCCAGCCCCCCCCACGATCCAGTGATGATCTGATTAGCACTCCATGAGTTCATCCGCATGTGTGAGAGCGGCCCCGTGCTGTGGCGTGACCCATACACACGCCCCCATATTGCCCGCAAGGTAATGCGAAGGTCTTTCATCACATAATCGTCATCAGCATCGTCAGTCATTGCGGTTCTCCAGAATTTTTGGAGCATTGCGGACACCAGCCGCAAAGGTCCATATTCGCGCTATGAACGTTCTCAATCCCGAAGATATAGTTGTGATCTTCACATTTCAAGTACCGCGGCAACCCCGTAACTGTCTGACCACTAGAAGTGTCCTGATCGGTGCGAAAGAAACTGATGATTGTCTTGGACTTGATCGAGCGTCGGCGCTTCACCAATCCAGGAATCCTGTTGTGGCAGTGCCCGACCTTCGCTCTATTATTTGTAAAGTTCATGCTCGCTTCTTTAACTGCCCAGATGCCGCCAGTACATCAGTCAGATTCCACTTTTTCAAAACGCGGCAACGCGGCGTGGTCTGATGCAGCCATCCACCATTTTTAACGTAGCGATAGCTGGGAACTGGTGTGGGTCGTGTGGCTTGGGGAGCAAGCTCACACTGATTGAATCGCCATCGGGCATAGCGAACATCCTTCATGCTGAATTGACGATTGGGAAATAGCGTAGCCAACCTGTCAATGATCTCTTCATCAGCGAGTCTTTCCTGGACGGGGATTACTTCGTTGGCGACAAACATATCATACCAGCATTCTCCCAGAGATCGCTGTGTCCCATCTTGGGTAATAACGGTCTGACCTTTCTCGTTTCCGCGGTTAAATCTCTTCCCCGTGTTGTGTGTGCGAGTATCGATCGCTCCTGTGGTTCGGGCATATTTCTCCGCAGCGCGTTCATCGTCGAGCATCGGGTCGTCTGTGAGATTTGACGGTAATCCATTGCGGTCTAGCTCGTTTTCATCCAGTCCATCACGGTTATAGCCGAATTGGTCATAGCCGTCCGGCCCCCAAACAGGAAGATAGCCCCACTGTCTAATAGCAATCTCATGCAGAAGGATTATTTGAGTGTCCGTTGGCTCGTTGTTACAGTTAAAGCGGTTTAATTCCTCATGCAACACTTCCAACGTAATCCCCGCAGGAAGATCGGGCAGGGTGGATGGGTCCACACGATACGCTTGGTTCTGGAACGGCTCGCTGTTCAACGGGACAAATGTGCCTCCAGATGAAAGCTTGATAGGTTCAAGATTGGGCATCGTATTCGGCCTTAAATGCCACAGCGGCCCCCATCGCGGCAAACGAAAATAGCATCATCAAATCATCGTCTGAAGTGCTATAGGAAAGAGCTTTATTCACAAGTGCGTGTACATAAGCCTCTTTTTCATCAGGGGATAATTTACGCAACGCTTGGGGTAGCGATTTACTCCCCTCTCTAATCCTTTCCTCGAAAAATTCTGCGCACTCGCGGGTAATGATCGCCATGTGTTCTCCGATAAGAGATTGTAATTGCGGAATATATTGGGTGATCCCGGCCACGTCTTTAGGGATCCAGCGGAAGCCGTTTTTGTTAATCGCGGTGCAGAAATTAAAGGCCGCGTCCCAGTCTGTGAACCCGGTGATGATCGCTTCCATAAGCAACGTCTCACAGCATATGAAGTTTACCTGGTCGCTCACTTGCAAACCGGGGTAGAGTTTTGGATCATAGAACCAAGTATAGCGGTGAGCATCGGGCGATTCTCCCTCCAATAAAAGAGTATCGCGCTGAATCATCGGCACTTCGATCTCCACTGAGTTATCGGCCATTGACCGCCTCACTTTCCCGCAGCGCGGTAACGATAAGCTGATATACAGCGTTGTCGAACTGTTCGTAAGCCGGACGAACACTTCCTTGCCAATGCTCCAGGCTCCGCTGTAGATGTCTGATGTCATCACTCTGCACATTTACATCACGCACATATGTTTGGTTGTTATGGATATGCACGTTTAGTGCTATCTGCACGACACTGCGACGTGTCTTCTCTCGATATTCTTGGAGCTCGGCACGGGTGTTCATGTGGCTGCCTTTTCTGCGTTTGTGGCGCACTTCTCGATGTCTCGCATGGCCTCTTCGTCGCCATCAAAGAATCTGCATGGATTGATCTTGAAGCCGGGACAGCTTTTATCATAGATCATCATGGCAGCGAGTACCGTGTCAAACCACTTCTCTAGTTCTTTACCCGCTCCCCCTGCCAGCGTGATAACCCATCCGGCGCGGCAATGTGTAGTCTCGCAGGCGTGCCAATCACTCATGTCCAGAGCGCCTTCCACCTTGACCGCCGCGAGCAATTTCTGGTGAAGATTTTCGACAACAGGGACCAGGGGCGGTTTCGGTTTGATTAAATCCGAACAGCGCGAACAGTCACAACGCGAACAGCCCGAACAGCGCGAACAGCCCGAACAGCCCGAACAGCGCGAACAGCCCGAACAGCGCGAACAGCGCGAACAGTCCGAACAGTCCAAACAGCCCGAACAGCGCGAACAGTCCGAACAGTCCAAACAGCCCGAACAGTCCGAACAACGCGAACAGCCCGAACAGTCCGAACAGCCCGAACAGCCCGAACAGCGCGAACAGCGCGAACAGCCCGAACAGTCCAAACAGCCCGAACAGTCCGAACAACGCGAACAGCCCGAACAGTCCGAACAGCCCGAACAGCCCGAACAGCGCGAACAGCGCGAACAGTCCGAACAGTCCAAACAGCGCGAACAGCGCGAACAGCTCGAACAGCTCGAACAGTCCGAACAGTCCAAACAGCCCGAACAGTCCGAACAGTCCGAACAGCCCGAACAGTCCGAACAGTCCAAACAGCCCGAACAGTCCGAACAGCGCGAACAGTCCGAACAGTCCAAACAGCCCGAACAGTCCCTCAGAGAATCAAGCGATTTCTGCGCTTTTTCTTTATTTCCCCAATAAGTAACTGTGGCCACGTTCCCGTTTGCATCTCGCAAAATTTCATCTTCAATGTCCATATCTGATCTCCTGTAAAAATTGGCTCCCAGAATTTTTGTAAACCACTACTTGCATTTCCCAAACCTGAACCGCACTTTGCCAGCACGGTTCAGGAAGCTGTCAAACATTCGGACTTCCGCAAAGTTTGCAGATATCACACCATAAGCAGTCCTTTCTTCTCCAGAATTTTTGGAGACTGAAAACTACTCTATAGCGCGAAGCACATCTTTGGCAACCCTCCTGGCTCTGTCGATTCTACGAGTATCGATCCCTTGCAAGCCGGCCTCTGCCTGCACTGCCACCATCGCGAGCATGGCAGTATCATAGGCTTTTCGGTAAGCCTGCATGACAATAAAAAATTCCTTTTCTGCGTCGGTCGCTGGTCGCGATTCTGGGAGAATAATATCTGGTTCGCCAGTCGTGGTCAGTTCGCTGTCTTCCGGTTCCCAGACAAGGTTGCCGCTTTGGTCAATAGACGGTATCATAGCCGACTCTCCATAGCTGACTCAGGAAGGCCCACAACAGCGCTGACAGGAGTTCCCGTTTCCAGGGGCGGCAGGGTTAAATTGAAACCATGAGCCTTGTATTCGGCCACGATCGTATTGACCTGCTGAATGATGGCCAGCTTCCAGGATTGTATGTTGATGGTGGTATAGGCGATTTTCGGCATGGCGGCATTAAACCATATTCGGGGGAGGTGTCAAGGGAAAGGTATGAAGATTCAAAAGAATTTTTAGCGATGTTTTTTCTGGAGAATTGACAGTAGCAAGGGCTTTACTAATTTGACTTGATGACCACTCGCTTCCACGAGGTCCAATTAACATGGCTGTTATCGGATTTGCCCCCCATCCCGCATTCAGTAATGTCTGAAAGGCAGTGGCTCGGTGCTTGCTCATCAGATAAGCGCGTTCTCTGTGCGAGTAACGATGAGATGACAACACACATGCAATGCGTTCCGCTGTCGTCATCCAGCCCGACCTATTCGGCTTGCAGTGAATCGCCATCATGTTCTTTGCGTAGCGGGCGGGCTGGATGGTATATTCTGGTTCTGGCATAAATGGCTTTATATCAGATTGGCTGACTGGCTGCAATGGGTTCAGAAGATTTAGTTGGATTTGACTCTAATGTGGAAGTTAGGGTAAAGTTTGGGAAAAATGTTAAGGTGGGATAAGATGAGACCTAACAAAAGCCGACCCAGAAGAGGTCGTTTTCTGGGAAAAATGTAAGGGATCGAACTGCTTGTATTGGTCGCAGATGCGCAATGGAGTGGTGCGTTTGCAGCGGGCAGTTGCGCGGATTATGGACCCTAACATCACGTCCAAAAATTCTGGATATCGCTGTTTTTAGCTTAAAAACGCGTGGTAGAATTTTTCGAGGTGATGCAAAGATTTGTCAAAATGTGGAGAATTAGTTGCAAGGTGCAAGCAATATGGCGGTTTTGATGGTCGTTTTAGGTGGTCAGTCAAATCCAGCGACGGAGGCAAAAGCTGCGTTTCTTGCGCAAAAAGTGAATGTTTTTATCGGTCTGTGGAATTGACTGATTGCACAGCTAAGGTGTATATGGACGTGCCTTAATATTTATTAAATCTAACATTTACCTAACTTATGTTAGGGTGGTTCTCATGGTCTTTTTATTTTGATGGTTGGAGTGAAGGGGAATTGCAAGGGGGATGGTGCAAGGTAAATTGCAAGGGAAATGGGAGTGTTAGGGCTTTGTTGGGCGTTTTAAGGGTATATATACCTTAGCTGCGCTTTCAGTCAAATCAACGGACGAAAAATAGAGCGATGGGAGAGGTAGAATGGAAAGGGCGTGCTCCCAAAAATTCTGGAAGTTGCAAGGCTCGGTATTTGTGTGTGTTTTCGGTTGTTTGTGTTTTGCGGTTTAGGGGCGGTTTGTTTGTGGGGTTTGTTTGAGTTACTGCCGGACTACCCTTGCAAAATAGCTCGCAATGCAGCATCTGGCTTGGCGCGAGGGGTTCGCATAGCGCCTAGGGCGGCGCGATGAGTAGCGGTCTTGCGGCTCATGCCAAGCTGGATGGCGGCATGGAGCGCGTCGGACCATGCGGGGGGCAATTGGCCAAGATTGTGGCCGGCGATAACGGGGGCGCTGGGCAGGGGTGTAATGAATGGTTCCAATGGACTGGTGGCCGCGTCCAGCTTGCCGTCGCTATTGACGAAATAGCGGTTCGGGTAGGCGGATGGATGGATGTTTCGTCGTGGTCGATATTGCATAAACCGCTGGTCCGGGCGCGAACCGGACAGTAACGCTAGAGCGGCATAGTTAGAGGCAGGTTGAATTAGTCGGGCAAGGCTCGGTTGAAAAATTGGTGGCTTAGATAAAGGGCGTAGAGTTTAGCGGCTTGCGGCCCCTGGGTACGGCGTAAGGTGCGCAGCATGGCGGCAATGCGATTGCGGCTTGCCAAGTGGGTAAAAGAATCATGGCGAATTTGCTCGGCATAGGATCGGACGATAGCTTGATCGGTAATCAATGGAAACTCCTGCCCATAGGGCGGTAAAAGGTAAAAAGTGAAAGGAAATCAAATAAATGTTGCATCTTCATTTAGCGTGGTTTGCGGAGAATTCGGTTAATGTTGAGCATAGATATATTACCTTTCCGCTTGCGTGTAATTGCGCCAACCATTCCCCAAGATATAGGGGAATGGTAAGCGGAACTAGGCCGCGTCTACAGTGTAATATTTTTTAGCTATTGGATGATTTGCCAGCAACCATTTTGCTTCTGGCAAATCGGTTGCGAGTGGCAACAAACTGGTGACAAATCCATATTGCAGAATCACCAATATCTTTTGCGACTGCGGATCGTAGGCAAAACTACAATCGGCAATCGCGCCAAAATAACCATCCATCACAGTTCCCGACGCAAATATCAATTCCCTTGCTTCGCTATATGTCATTGGCTTCTCCCAGAAAAATGCTTTCCAGAATTTTTGGAACTGGCAACGCTGCCAATCATGTTAAAATCAAAATCACGATTTACGGCTCGTAATGGTGGAAAGGCTACTAGACTACCTTTCCAGCCTTATCGTCGATTTGCAAACGGTTGCACGAACCTTTGCAAACGTTTGCGTAGATCCGTTATCCGGCCGCAATTGCCGCATCATCGGCCGGGACAATTTCCGCTTGCAGCAGAGTATCTAAAATCATAGTAATCTCTTGCCGGGAAAACTTGTGACAACCAATGGTCAATTGGTCCGCTGTGATAGCGTCAATCGTGTAATGGCTGACATGCCGGCCGATAAACTTTTGATTGATATCAATAGTGACAACTCCCGCCGCTGTGGAACTGCCTGCATTGTGGATTGTATCCATTGCCGTCAAGACAATCGGGCACATACGCCGCACAATGTTTGCTGGTACTCTTGCGCCCAAATCGGTCACCACGTCTGCGCCGTCAAGGCGCATCAAGTTAGTTTCAGCAAACTCTTGGACATCGGACAGATGGATATACACGTTAACTTCTCCGTCTGGCCATCGTCCATTTCTTCGCCAGTAGGTGATTACTTCCGGCATGATTGCCCGCGCTTTATCCCGGCGCTGCTGCCTCGCCTCTTGCGCCTTGGCATATGCTTTATACTGCGCCGCGGTTGCCTTCTGCACTTTGAGTTTTGCAGCGGCAATCAACGCCGGGATATCAATAGTGGGAATTCTGATGCGAACGCCGAACAGCGCAGCGTACTTTGCGGCCTGCATCAAGTATGCGGCCGATTCTTGCGCCAACCATTCCGCATAGACATGAGCGCGACTGCATTTTAGCGCGGCATTCTCTGCTTGGCTAATGAAATGTTCCACGTTACGGCGATGGACACTGGCGATTACCTTGCGTTCTCGCTTCGGTTCATTGCCGACATAATAAGACGCTCTGTGCAAATCGTAGGGTAAATCCTTGACGTGGAAAATGTACTCGCCGTAGCTTGCACGTCGAGCAAAAGACTGGTGTTTGTTGGTTGTACGGGACCAATGTTTATCCAAGTGAAGGAAGACCACGTTACCCTTATGCGTGATGCGCTCGGCAATCACTGTGTCGTATGACCGCAATTCAGTGGCTGCAAAACTAAAATTGCCACCAGGACAACGGGCGAATTGTTGCGTTTGATGTGCCCATAGGTGGGCAATCTCGCCGATCGGATACACTTCTCGGATACGCTCTGCCACGATAGAGACTCCTGCGCCAATGGCGCAAAATGGTTTACTGAGGCGGATGCGCTGCACAATGCAGCGGTTAGTTAGCCATGAACTGACGAAGTAATTTGAGATAGTCGGGATAATCACAGAATCGTCCCTTCCATCCTGCCTTACCTATAGTGTCGAATGTCTTATTTTGCGCCGCTAGAAATTTGGTGCGGATTATTTTCCATTGATCGTAGGGGATATCAACGGTGCTTAGTGGAGCATTCATCGCTTCTGCTGCGCCGCGTTTAAGATCATACTGATAGATCATACAGCACCTCTTCAGTTCATCTTTCATTGCTTGTAGTGTATCTAATGTCTCACGTAGATTCATGGTAATTACTCCGCTGAAGTGTCGAACCGTTCGCTGTCCAATTGCTCACCCGCTGTGTCTTCTGCATTGCGCTGTGCGATAGGATCGTTGTCGATAAGATTGTAGCGGATGGATACATAATAATGGTGTTCACAACCTAAATCGTCTGTATCCTCATGGTTGTCGGCCATTGCGCCGCGCTCCGCTGCGATATGATCGGATACAGATTCCGAGCGGATATCATTCATTTCGTATGCACCTAATTGCTGTTCGCAAATGAGACGTTCAACGAACGGCCAATTATCAACACCAGTATGTTGCATTGCGATTTGGTCCAGGCAATCTTCGATGGCCTCGCGGATATCATCACCGATGCCAGTGACGCAATACGAGTAGCTTGTGAATGAAACGCCACATCCCTGAAAATACTGCTCATGTTCGATGCCATGATCGATCAGTTGCAATTTTGTGATTCGCTCTGCCATGATGATACCTCTAAATAAATGTTTTACAGCGGTCCGCCGCTGCGATGGATTAAGCTTAAAGATTGATATCGGCGTTGTCAAGTCAAATCTTCTGAAATTTGAGAAGATTTTTATAATCTTCCAAAAATTCTGGAGCATGGTGCATGGAGCATGGAGCATGGCGCATGGAGCATGGAGCATGGAGCATGGAGCATGGCGCATGGCGCATGGAGCATGAGAGGTAAGCCCCCCCGGTTTACGGCGCTAACGGAAACCTAACGCCAGGGCGGAACCCCTCACCACATACAGAAAGTTAAAAACCAATTCTTCTCAAATTTCCTACCTAGCCCATTGACACGTCCACCCACTTAGATTATACTGGAGTCATATGTTAGCCAGTACAAAGTCGTATACGCATAAGATCATCCGGTTCAACGGAATAAACCATGCCGAGATCGTGAAATTCGTTTTGACGGAAATTACATCCGTTCATCAAATTCCAAAAATCACAATAATAATATCGCCGGTCTTAACAAAAACATCGTCTTCGGGACAAACCCCGACAACGGAGTTAATCACCACTATCGAGCTCCGCATCACACCGGCTTACTCAGAAATCCAAAAGGTCGTTTCCCCCGGATCGTGGATCGTGGTAGTTAACGGAAATAGGTTGTCAGTCGTATCTGACGAAGAAATTCGAGATGTTTATAACATTGGTGATGCGGCGGACTCACCCACGACAGGTAAAGCATACAAAGCCTGAGCGGCACGAAGGGCAACCTAAGCCATGAAGCAAAAACCCTCACATCAGACCATTACCCCCGCAGATGTTCAAAAGTCCCTGCATCCCGGTCCCCAGCGTCACAACCTTCACAACCCCAAAGGAACTGTCATGCTTACAGCTATTCAGGTTCAACCGCCCTATGCTCCCTTTCCCACGCTCCACTATCCTTACAGCGCTGCAGCCGACGTTTTACAGGTGTATATGGAACGCAATCCCGCCGCTCCCAAACCCCGCATTAACCCAACCTCCGACCCAACCCCCAACCCCGCCGCCAATACTCCCCCAGAAATATCCCATTCCGGCCTCCCCACCTTTCAGGATCAGGAATATATCCAGTTCCTTCCCCATTCCGGTCTAGCCCACCTTTCTGATGGTAAGGGAACCCTGATTACCCGCATGGTGCATAAACTGGAACAGTTTGCCGTCGCCGCACCCGCAACTACCGCAGCGCCACGCCTTGTCCAGATTTATCACGCCGTCGTCTGGGAAGACCGGCATCAATGCCGTATCTATGGCGAGATCATGCTTATAGCTCTACCCCCACAAACCTAACCCAACCTCACCACATGAACCCAACTACACCACCGCCTCAAACATTCCAGGAAAAACCCAGGACCGTCCAAGCCCTGCAATGGACCGGGAGCAACCAAGCGGATTTCCATGTTTGGTTTACTGCACTCTCCCTATGGGCGGTGTCCGATAAGGTTCCCGACGATCTTCAGGACAAGTTTACCGTAACGGACCTGCCCATTCTCCAAATCCGAAACCTATCCCCATATTTTCGTACCGACCTGATCCCTGGAGAGTGGGTAGTCCGCCGTTCTCCCACGCGCGGGTTGTCCAACGAAACTTTTGAAGCGATGAACGAGCAATGGTTCCGAGATCACTACGTCCCGACACCTGACCACGCTCGACGCCGCCGGATACACTAGGTGGAGTAACGACGACCATGTAACCAGCATTGTTTCAAAGCAAGGAGTATACCATGCAGCAGACAAATCAAGACAAGGCACGGCAGGAACTGAAAGAGCGGATGGTTAAAAATTACAACACTGGTGGATGTTTTGGTACGTCTTATCTGGAGGAAAACGCTGATGCCATCGCCGACTTCACCGAGGCGACGTGCCGGCGGATGATTGGGGAGTCGCGGCCGCAGATGACGCGGGAGGAATTGGAACAGAGAATCAAAAGGACTTGGGAAGGAGAGGTGGGCTCGGATTTCTTTAGCTCATTAGCTAGTATTATTGCCGACGCCGCCAGCCTTTCCGCAAAGAAGCATCCACTAAAGATGATAATAGAGGAACATGAATATGATGGTAATGGTGATCTGACTGAAATTGTAGTTAATGGAAAACTATTTGTGTTAACAGCTAATGCTGCCACCAATTTTCCGATAGAGCAAGCCTCGCCTTCGCCGGGGCCGGAGGGAGAGCTGGTGCGTAATGTGGGGATGGAGATTGCAGAAGCTTCACGGTACGAATGCCTCACTATTGAGGAACTCCACCACCTGCATCAACGCCGAGATCGCTGACGCACGCAAGGCCGGAGCTTTGGAAGGGGTTAGTATATAGTTACCAAATACACGGTGCAGACTGATATGGACTTTGCAACTTGGCATCTCCTCGCTCCTAAGGATGCGTTTCCGTGTCCGGCTTGTTGTGCCGTTCCGCAGATGTCCGTGGATTTCAGACTAGAGCAAAACAGAGCGAGCTCCAACCAGCTTCGCATCTGCAACAACTGCGGACACATCTTTCTCATCAAGGATAACAAAACAATTCCTATGAAACTGGGTGAAATCGCCAAGTATCTTGACGAACATTCACGCAAAGAACTCATCCGATCTATTCAAGAGAAGATCACTGCCCGTATGATCGGGTAAAACATCTAAAAACCATAATAAAAACGCTATTTTCACGTCCTCATATCTTAACACTCCAGAATTTTTGGAAAAATTCTTTTCAAAACCCCCTTGACGACCCGGAAAAACCCGCTACAGTTCCTAATAACGCGGTAAAAATCCGATTTGGGAGCCATCAACGGCCCCATGAATCCCCCGGCGTCTTTTAGTCGGGGCAAGAACACGATAAAACCACTGTCTTACCTAGGAAGACAAGTCAATGGCGCTTGCGGTTGACGAAAATCCGCCGGAACTCTTTCTGGGAGAGCAAGAACCAGCCGAATGCACGCCTGATAAGGCTGTCGATCCCAGAATTTTTGGAACATCTCCGTGGGCGGTTGCATGTACCAGCTATCAGAAGGAAAAGACTGTTGCTCGGTGGATGCAGGAGCGGGGTATTTATTATTTCCTGCCGCTGCGGCGATCGCAAACGCCGTCCAGTGCGGACAAACCGACCTACTTGACCGTATTTCCCGGTATTGTGTTTTTCCAGGCTCATGTTCTTCCACCATCCTCCAGCTACGTCACGACACCGACCGAAACCGAAGGTGAAGTCAAGAGCCATCGGCATGTTTTCCGCATCCTGAAGACCGGCGCTCAAAGCCGTTTCAAACGTGATTTAGCTTTTCTGGTCAGCGAAAACCGCGATAATCGCACCCTTTCCCCGGAAGATGCTCTGCCGGACACTCCAGTCCGCGTCATCACAGGGTCGCTGCGAGGATATGAGGGATATATCCAAGAAGTCCGCAATGCTTCCAAGACTAGGCTTTTTGTGGTTCTGGGGGTGCTTCAACGGTATGTATCTGTCGAGATTGATACCGATCGTCTGGTAAAAATCGCTAATTAACCGCCCTATGGGCTTTTTGAAAAGAGGACATCATGGCTCTTGTAGGCTCACAACTCCAAATCTTTTCTAACGACAATGAAGCCATCACTAACGCGGCGGGCAATCCTGACAGCCACGGCGCTCAGTTCAACACTTCTTTAACTATGACGGACGGCAACACCGCCGGAAATTCAGGGTCTAATACGGCCCATAAAGTTGGCGATCTTCTGTTAGGGACAACGACGAATAACGCCAACGTTGATTTCACGGCATTTGCCGGTGGTATCAACAGCGTCGACATCAATTTCACCTGTCTTCGTAAGCTGGCTATCCAAAACCTCGATCCTGCCAACAGCGTCACCATGACCGGGACAAACTCCGGCGGAGCAACCAACGTTCTTACCGGCACAAGAGTCATTGGTCCGATGGGAACGTGCCTTATTGTCGAACCCATCAACGGTGTGACAATCGGATCGACCAGCAAAATTCTCGGATTCGCCGCCAGCGCCGGAACTCCCAACATCCGTATCACGGCCGTTGGTCAGGGATCATAACCTTTCCAGAGGAAGGACGCCGTGTTTTTTCCGAAAATTCTGGGAGCTTGGACACCGGAACAGTGGACGACTTTCTTTCAGGGATTCGGTCCATTTCTCGGCACGACCACTCAGGTTTGCTTCGTTCCAGTCCTTACGCTATTGGCCGGGTATCTTCACGGCCAGTTGAAGCAGAATAAGGCGAGGATCGATCAACACGAAAAAACACTCAACCAGTTGACGAGTGGAGGGAATGGCACGGATACCCAAACAGTTTATCCGTTGCCACTTCCGCCTTTGAATTACGGTAAACCGGCCTCTGTTACTCCTTCCCAGAAACAAGGGCCGTAAACAAAATCGGGAAGCTCTACAAAGGAGATCGCTATGCGATGTTCAAAGTTTATGTGGTTTTTGGCTGCTGTGTTGTGTTCGGTGGTTATCGGATTAGCTGGCTGTCAGGCAACGACCAGTACAACCACCAACCCGGATGGATCACAGACTGTCACGGTCACACCGCCCGTGCTTACTGTGCCACAGGCACTGGCTGATGCACAGCTTGCATTGACGGCTTATGAGGCGTTTGACACCAAAGATACTACTAAGGTCAACGCACTTAAAAGCGCCATTGCCGTGGTTCAGCAGGCAGTACCGCCTACCACGGCTCAAGTCGCTACACTGGTTGAGGCGAAGCAAGCAGTCGTAGCCGCGGCGGCAACTCAACCATCTACGGGATCGCCATGAAGTTTGCTATCGGCTTTATTCTGTGTCTTATTTTAACTTCGTGCATTTTGCTATTGAGCGGATGTGGTTATGCCCGCTTCGATGACGGGAATTGGCACGCCCAGATCGACACGGTGCTGAAAGACCCAAAGGTGGGGTGTATCACTGTGCTGCATTTTCCGAACGGTCCAACTTTTGTAAAAATTTCCGGGTTTGACGATAATACAACGGTGACTGCGGCAGGGATCGCATCGGCCTTAATCGGCATAGCAAAGATCGTCGCAGTAATTCCGTGACGGCGTGTTCTTCCTGGAACTCCGTGCTGGCCGTCGGCTTACGCACCGTCAACTTTGTGGCATGGATGGCTGCGGATTCATGGGGTTGCAATGAGAAGGCGATTTGTAAAATTCCGAGGAATATTTCCACATATCGTGGAAGTGCGTGAGACCTGTTCTCTGCGCAATCTTCTCCGCAATCTGGCAAGGTTGCGGGCGATTGACGATGTTCTCGGACCCTTTTGCGATGATGATGATCCAGCTTTTTATGTAAAAGAGGAAGATATTGAGAAATACTACGAATTTTTCCTCAAAGACCGTTTTTTTTATATCGAAACCCCAGAAACCGAAGAATATACGTCCAAGTTTCTAGCTGATGAACCACCAGGAGACAACCCTCGAAGGGCATTGCACTTAGATGAGGTGCGTGACTGGAATGGTATCGTTGTCGGCGATGAAATGACGCCTCAATGGTACGCCGACCTTGCCCGCCGAGGCGATCGTGCTGGCCTCGTCGATGCCCTAAAAAACGTTGCTGACGGGATATAAATCATGGAGACGAAATCTGGTGAAATACGGCTCGGGCCTGGCGGCGAACGAATGGAAGAACTTGAATGGAGTCACGAAGAGTCAATCGATTATTTAATAAAATCACTTACCAAAGAGGAAATCATGCACTACCGAAATGGACGTGAAGCGAAAAATGGAGATACGATTGTCGAAATTGGCAGCGAAGGCAAGATCGTGAAGCTGGGCGTCCTGCACAATGCAACACCGGGAAACGACTATTGCAATGGCAGCATTGCGCCGATTAGCACGGCGGTTGCTGGCGCGTGCATTTGTGATTGCCTTCACTTGGACGACCTGGCCGCACTTCTGAAGGAAAAGGGATTCGACAAGCGGTCACCCGGAAAATAAAGGATCCGATCAATGAAAAAGCCCAAAGGCTACAAGGCGTTCGATGATCTATGCCGCAAGCTGGTCAAAGTTCCCAAGTCGGAACTGCCGGCGAGAAACCCCAAAAAGCGCAAGCGGTAAAACGGGATCGGATTATCCATCTTCACGGCTTGACGGGAGTTGCTGTGCCAAGTATATCAATACCCTGTTTTTCTGCATTATCTGGGATGTGGTGGTGTACCGACTCGCCGGAAGTACAGCGACGATCTCACGGATTATGTGGGATATTGTCAGTGGTTATCCGGGCCTCGCCATAGCTATTGGTGCATTGATCGGTCATTTCTGGTTTTCACAGCAGGGGATTGCCCCCGCACATTGATCTATCGGGAAGACAAATATGAGTCAGCAACAACCCATGCGTCCGCTCCCTCATCCCGTTGCGATCCTTCGTAATCTAATCGAAGGGTTCAAACGGAACGACAACCGTGAAGCGTACCGAGTGGCAGCGGAGCTTAACTATGTGATGGGCTACATGATGGCCCAGGAGAAATATATGAGCAAGATTTTTAGTGCGGCACAGGCGATCGGTTTACTTAATGGTGACATTCAGGCCGCTCAAACCGCCGCCAATAACTATCAGCAGCAGCTTCAAGCTGCACAACAACAGCTTCAGCAGGCTCAGGCCAATGGCGGCGATGTGACGGCACTGAATCAACAGATCGCTTCTCTTCAGGCACAGATTCAGCAAATGCAGCAGGATGATGCTGCTAACAACACCGCCATCTCGCAGGTATTTGAAGCTCACGGCCTAAACCCGGATGGTTCTACGCCCGCACCAAGCAACACAGCTTCCACGCCGATTGCAGGATCGAGCACAGTCGGCACGGCTCCGGCCGCATCCGCCTCAACACCAACTCTCAACACATCTGAAGATACCACAGGATCACCAAGCACGGCGACGGATGCAACGCCGGCATCCGGCGCGGCAACAACGGGCGGCTAATAAACCGGGAGCAATCCCGGTTTAATTTCCGGAATTTTTGGAATAATCATGCACTTTATCGCCCAGCTTGGAAACGATGGTGGCACGGGCAGCATTCTCGATTTTGTCACCAAAGGCGGATCACTTGGGTGCATGATTGTTATCGTGTACCTACTTCTCACTGGGAAACTCATTACCAAACGAGAGTTTGACAGGGCATGTGACGAGAATAAGGAACTGAAAGAAAGCGTTCTCAAGTGGCAGTCCAACGTGTTTGAATTGATGAGTGCGACAAGAAAATTCGCGGACAATGCAGATCGTGGCATTGGGGTTGCTGAAAAAGCAGTAACAAAAGGAACTCCCGATGTTTGAATACGACGTGGATAAGCAAATGGCTGAAGCGGCTCGTAAGCGCGAAGACAAGGAACGGCTCGAAGAAGTAGAGCGTCAACTTCGGGAATTGAGAATGATGGATGTGCATCAGAACAGGAGACTCAATGACCTCGAAAACGCTGTTGGCATTAAACGTACTGGAGCTATCGGAGAACCTGATATGCCTCCTCTGTTTGGTGGTGAACCTAATCACTTTCATTGATGCCGTTCGTGAAAATCGTTTTTTAAGCTCAGATAGGCCAAATGATGAGGGCGTGAAAATTTGGATCCAAAATAATTTCCGCAATAAGAGCCGTTTCCTTATGGTCCAGGTTTGTAGTTTGTGGATGGGCCTTGATCGCTACTGGCTGCTGTATTGGGGTTTGAATCCAAGAATGCCTGTTCACTATATCGTGATGGGAACCTTACGAACCACAATGTCAATCTTGGTGGCTCATGCCGCCTGGAAAACAATGACAACTTACCGAAAATTTCGGACCGGAAATGTGCTGGTCCTTCCCCAGAAAACCGCAAAGGAGAATCCATGAAAAGCATTTGGTTTTGGATCGTTGCTTTACTACCCATCTGGTCACAGGCGCAGACCACACAACCGAATCGGATTATCGGCGTTTATTCTCAGCCGATCTCCAGTTTCTCAACGTGGCAGCAGCGTGGTGTGAACACGTTATTTCGCTGGGAGACTCAAGGTAACACCATCACTGTGGATGCTTATTTTGCTGCCGCGAATACCGCGGGCCTCTATGTGATTCCACAGGACGACGGAAGTGCGAAAGCACATTATGGGGATGGAAATTGTCTTGGCGTGGCGGTCACGGACGAGTCCAACGACAATATCACCGCCACACAACTCGGAACTGAAGCCACTACCGCATATTCACAGGGGGCCAAGGCTTTTTTTGTGAATTTTGATGGCTGGAAGATGCGGTATCAGACCGACACCCAGCTACAGCCCTATGTAAATGCTGTCAAGGTCGCCGCTAAAGGTCGTCCAACGGTTTGGATGATTGATTATTATGTTATTAACCGCGGTGAGGTCACAGGGATTGCAGCGTGGCGGACTTATGTTCTTCCCCAGATAAGGCGGCTTCAGAACTGGAATCCTAACGATCAGGTTCTTGTGTTCGTTGAAACTTCTTTTCAAAAACTGAACATGCAGGGGTGGACCCAGAATCCTGACTCCAGCGGAACGCCTCCCGGGCCACGAATGCGATGTCCTACTACCGGCGAGTTCGGCGAAGAGGAAATCACTGCATTGAAATGGGCGGATGGCACGGTGTATTTCCCCGATGTGATCGGGACAGGGTGGATCGGATTTGATGGGACACCGCCCGATATCGCATTTGCAATGCCGAGAATTACCGGCGCTGTAAGACCGTAACTCCCAGAATTTTCAGAAAACATGCCCCCACCTACCGCACAACTTGTCAGATATGCCGCTCAAGCAGGTATGCTTGTAGGTGGGACGAATGTTGCGATAACCAATGCTTCGATAACGACATCCATTGTTTCATTGCAGGGTCAGATCACGTCAGCGAATAATGCTGTTAGTGGCCTTGCCAGTTCTAAGCAAAATGTCATTATTCCGGGAACTACAGACCAATATTGGCGTGGAGATGAGACTTGGCAGGCACTTAACCCCGCGGCGGTAGGACTGAGCAACGTCACTAATGCTGTATTCGAGCCTGCGATTTCTTCCGGTGGAACAAATCAGTTTTGGGACGGAGCTAAAGCGTTCCGTGTCATCACCACTGCGGATATTAGCGGCCTTGGGACGATTGCTACACACGCTTCAACGGACTACGAACCGGCGATCGGTACGTCGGGAACAAACACATTCTGGGATGGGGCAAAAGTATTTCGTGGCATAACTGTCGCGGATGTTAGTGGGCTGGGATCTGTTGCAACAATGACTGCTGGCGTTGCCAACGGTCCCTTGATTGCCGACGGCGGGAATAAGATACCCGTGGCCAACCTACCCTCTTCGGTTGTTGGGGATATGCAGTACCAAGGGACGTGGAATGCGTTAGCGAACTTGCCGTCATTAGGAAACGGGACAGGAACACAGGGCCAGTTTTATAAAGTTGCCATAGCTGGGTCGTCAACCGTTAATGGGATCAATCAATGGAATATCGGTGACTCGATTGTGTACAACGGGGCGACATGGGATAAACTTGACGGGATCGCCAATGAAGTGGTTACTGTGTTTGGTCGATACGGAACAGTGATCGCTCAAACCGGAGATTATACATACGGACAGATCACAGGTTTTGCATCTGCCGCTGCATCATATGCGCCGGTGCAAACCGTCTCCGGGCGATCCGGCAACGTCATGTTGACAACTACCGACATCGGCGGACTCGGCAGCTCAGCTACAAATGCATCATCAGCATATCTACCGTCGTTTACCAGTACAGTAAGATCACTGATATATGCAACGCCATATAATGGAACAGGAGTAACACCATCTTGGCGCGGTATGAACCAGGGCGATCTGCCCGGAGTTTTAGATGCGTCGGTTATAAATAACGGGGTATTTGACACCGCACAGATTCCCAATATTTTCGATCAGTCTTTGAACATTGGTGACGAGCCTACGTTTGCGGGGTTGACATTAACGGCCGGTCTTACGGCGAATGATGTAACAGTTACAGGAACCGACTTAGGAATAGGTGTCCAAGTCAATGAGCAAGACTCGACTGCCGACGTATACACCGAAATAGCCAATACAACTCTAGGACCATCGATAGTTGTGGGTGTGGTTGGCGATCCCTACGGTACAGGCATAGGTACTGAAAGCGATCAGGGACTGACTGGATCATTTGCTGGCGATGGTATAATTAAAGCGTATGGCTTAGGGAATCAAGTGGGGCTATGTCTAGGTGCGAGCGATGGAGGAGGACCATATTCAATTCGTCTTGGCCCGGATGGAACCACACAATTAAACCCTATTGATCCAACCACTATAACTGCTGGAACGATGGGTAGACTGTTTGCGGGGAATTTAGGAAGTTTACTCTACGATACGGGAACCATTGTCAATACTGTTTTACTTTCCGGACAGAGCATAGCTGTCAGCAAAGTCACCAGCACACACATTGTCGGTTCTACTTCGGCTCCGACAATTGCAGCAGGTGCTGGGGCAGGAACCAGTCCGACGATCGTTATAGCGGGTACGGATCTTGCTGGAAGAATCACACTCACTACGGGAACACTCCCCACTGTTTCCGCAACGGTATGCACCGTCACATTCCACACCGCGTTCAGCGCCGCGCCCTATGTAATACTTACACTGGCTGGTGGAGGAACAGGGGCGTTGGGGGCCACCGCCGCTAACGTCTATGTGAATGAAACAACCACTACATTTGTGGTGAGTGTCGGAACAGGTGGCTTGACTGCCGCAACGCAGTATATATGGAATTATATTGTTATTGGATAGGATATACTGATGAGTAGTCTAGTTACAAACCCTCCACCCCCGTTTTCTATCACCCCGACGCAATTGGCCGGGCAACTTCATGGAAAAGCATACAGGCAGTTCCAAGACAATCAGGCACTCGCTGTTGAATTATCCAAGTTCATTTGGAGCAATCCGGCAAATGCCCAAGCACAGTTTAATCTCTTCGGAACTAATGCGGCAGGGCTATGTGTGCTGGCGTCAGCATATGTGGCGTTTGTAGCAGCGGCTACTGCGAGCCCTCCTATAAGCCCTATGCCTGAAGGGTGGGATGTAACCCCAAATTCGGACGGTACAGTGACTGTTGTTCCTCCAACTTCCTGAATAACTAATGGCAGTCAACAATACCACTTTCTTTTTGAACGGTGTTCAGGCCGTTGCCGGATCGTTGCTTCGTTGTCGATTTACCAACCAGGATTCACAGGCATCCGAGAACCACTATAAGGGAAGTAATGTAGCTGAAATCGCCATGACCGAATATCCGCTGGCTAATAACAGCGGGTTTAGTGATTTTAATGCCGCTCCTGTGATTATAGGAGCCGCCGACTCTGCCCTACTACCTTACAAAGTTGAAGTTCGTGCTGTCTCTGCCCAGACAACTGTAGCATTCGATGACAGCGGTTCCAACGGCGCGCAGGTGGTTCTAAGCTGCGGCGACTACGGATATCTTCTTGATGGAGAGTGGTTGATGGAGCTATTGCAAGTCAGTGGCGGAGGGTCGGCAATCAACGTAGGCAATACTGAAGTTGACTGGAACTACAACGGGAATAGTTTTACAGTTCTCCGGGACAATATCGGGGTTAAAGGCGTGCAGGTCTTTGCTTACCTGTTGACAGACTGGACAGCAAACCCCAATACTGCACCGCCAAGAGGATATGCCGTGTCAAACGCCGCGGGACAATGGACAGGAATGCGGCTCGATAGCGGCTTGACCTATATTCTGATCGCTGATCCCAATGACGGAACGCCGGCACAGCAGATTACTTTCACGGTTTAACGATGCCCTTCAATCTTGAAAATCAAGTATCCGACGTGCCGATCTCGACCTTCTTCACTTGGGCACAATTCAGTAATCGATTTGGTCTGGCGAATATTATCAAGGTCAGCAACAAGGATTCCACCCAGAACACGGGCAGCAACGTTCAAGCTATTCCCAGCGGCCAGCCCAACTGGTACGCGATCCAAGATGCGTTTAATTATGCCACGGACAAAATCCAAAGCATTCTTCAAGGCGGCGTTCTTCAAATCCCGCTGAATTTCACCCCTAACGGGGGTGTAGTTCCTTCCAGAGTGGGACGCTGGGCAATGATTATTGCTTTCTGCGATCTGCTGGACATGAAACAGCCGGATCGTCCTCCAGCGGTAGTTCGCGGTGCTCTGGGAAAGTCTTATGCGGGTCCGAGCTTCGCAAGTAAGCTCGCTGAAGTGCTTGACGAAATCGCCATGTACCGGGATGGAATATGGCGGCAAATGCCTGAAGCGACCCATGCGCACGGCTCAGAACTTAAAGCTGTGCCGTGGTGGACCATTCAACAAGTCGGTGCTGCGGTGCGGTATTTGGATGGTCAGTTCACTTTTTGTCCAGGTGAGATGTTTGACTTCTGGGATCTTCCGCTGTATTGATTTCCAAAAATTCTGGAAGCAGTATGACCGTCAAGACCGCAATCATCAACACAGCGATTAAACGGCGAACCGAGCAGCGCCGCATGGTCCCTAAACTCAAGCGGCCCAAAGTTTCTGCCGAGATCGTGTTTCCGAATCTTCCCGAAGCGATGCGGAAGAACATGATTAAGCCGGGTGAAGTACGGGGATCGGATAACGCTCAGAAGGGTAAAACTTTAATGTCAAGAATCCGGGAGATTCTTCGACAACGGAGTTTGAAAGTTGACCCTGAGAGCGGCACACTCACCCAGAATACCAGGTTTGATGACGTTGCTGAGGCGTTCGTGCAGCAAATGGAAGGTGCTAACTTCCAGCATACAAGGGAGTTTATTGAGCGTGAGGAAGGTAAGACTCCAGATCGTGTGATAATGAGCGAAGACGCCATTAAAGTCTATATTGATCTTCCAGAAGAGCCACTCATCGAATCCAAAAAGGTGAAGAGCCGTGAGCTTACCTAGTGAGGGCCAGCGGCCCTATAAGCCTTATGGTGCGATCTATGACCTTTTTAAGTGTCACGACGATGCTGTGCTTGTAGAAGGGCCGGCAGGATGTGTGGCTGGTGAGACACGAATTTATCTTGCCAATAAGGGATGTCATACCCAGATCGAGACTTTATGGAAGTGCGGTTTTGCCCCCGTGGTAATGACACTCTATGGTCCACGACAAGCCACAGTTCCGTTCTTAAAAGGAGTTGCCGATTTATTTCGTGTGGTTCTGGATGATGGCCGTGAGATCACGGTCACAGATCATCATAAGTTTCTTACGCGGAACGGATGGTGTCGGCTTGACGCAATTTGTGTTGGAGATGACTTGCTAAGATTCGACGCTTGCCGTCCGGTGTCCAGTTTGGGACTTTGCCCTTCAAAGTTGCAGCAAGATGATTTGCGTTCGATCCGAAAAGTTCAAGGTTCCTTAGCCGATTATCTTGCTTTTTGCCGTTCTTATGATGCACAACTTCATGGCGACCGAGATATCGACCAAGGTGTTTTTCCATTACTAGCCGATGTTCTCGAATGTAGCCGTGTCGATTTGCAAAAGGGTGTTGCGGAATCCAGATCAGAACATAACCGTTTTTATCAATCATTCGACCGCCTTTCCAAGACGGATTATTTTGACCCGATTGAACAAAACGATGAAACGGAATCTGAGCGGTATGAAGGAAGCGTTTCACAGTTTTTGTATTCGTTCCAAGTTGATGAGCGATATCAGAAAGTGACCGTTCTTCAACAACTAGCTGTCGAAGTTTTTGAAAATGAAGGTGGCAGACTCCAACCCGACCATGATTGGCCGGAATCCCAAGAGCGCGGAGGCAGCGATTTACAACGTATAATGACAGACTCAATCGTTCAGCCACTAAGTTCGGATGAAGACACTGACGGTAAGCGTCAAAGACAAGATCACGTTGAGTTTTCATTCACTCATTCTAAGGTCCGGTGGGGAACGGTGTCAAGGATTGAATTTGTTCGGCGAGATTTTTATTTCGATCTGCATGTTCCAGGTGCTGGGCATTACTTGGCAGAGGGGTTTTGGAACCACAACACCGGGAAAACCAGGGGCGTGCTGGAGCGCATTTTTCATCTAATGAATACCTATCATGGTGCAAGAGCGTTGCTATGCCGCAAAACGCGGGTATCCATGACAGAATCGGTCTTGGTGACTTTTGAGAGTAAAGTGCTGCCGACTAAAAGCCCGGTACGAGACGGCCCGACACGGCGCATACGAGGCAGTTACACCCTTCCTAAAGGATCGGAAATTGTGATAAGCGGGCTAGACGAACCGGCCCGGATCATGTCCACCGAGTTTGATGTGATTGGTGTGTTTGAAGCCACTGAGATCACCACCAACGATTTTGAATTACTGGTGACTCGGCTGCGCAATAATGTGATTCCTTTCCAGCAGATTATCATGGACTGCAATCCGGGATCGCCGAACCACTGGCTTAATGTTCTTGCCTCCAAAGGCAGATTGACTAGACTGCTCAGTCGTCATCGGCATAATCCAATGCTATTTGACATGAGGCTGAATGAGTTTACCGATGCCGGGGAAAAGTATCTCAAGAAGCTGAGTTATACTCTTACAGGAGTTCGTCGGGCAAGACTCCTGGACGGGAAGTGGGCAGCGACCGAGGGCGCGGTTTACGATTTCGATCGATCAAAGCATATCGTAGATAAGATGCCGCCGGGTTGGGAAAAGTGGCGCAAAGTTGGTGGGATCGACTTCGGGTTTCAAAACCCCTTTGTATGTCTCTGGGCCGCGATTGACAAGAGCGATGATAACACGGTTTATATCTACCGTGAGATTTACAAAAGCCACCGCATCGTATCGGAACATGCGTCAGGAGTGTGGGATACCGATCCTGATACCAAAGTAAGACTGTTAGTTGAACCCGGCATCAAGCAATTATCGGAAGGGGAAGACATCGAGACTTTTGTTGCTGACCACGATGCTGAGGGCCGGGCCACGTTAGACGCTGAGGGAATTATCGCTCTCCCAGCTTACAAGGAGGACAAACTTCAAGGCATCGAAGCTGTAAAAGAGCGATTGCGTCCGGTTCTTCACGGAGATGGGTCGGTTCGACCACGACTTTTCTTTTTGCGAGATGCCCTTGTCCAGAGAGATGACGAACTAGTAGAAAATGGATTGCCGTATTGCACCGTGGATGAGTTTGAAGGATATATCTGGAAAAAAGTAAAAGAGTCGAGTGCGACCGGGGATCGTAAAGCCCCCAAGGAAGAACCAGAAGATAAAAATGACCACGGCGCAGATTGCATACGGTACTTAATCGCTTACATTGACGATCTTGCCGGACAGCAGATTTCTCTTACCGCGGAAGCACCGACAGCCGTTGAAGGAACTTGGTAATGATTGCTCGTTCTCCAGAATTTTTGGAAACTGAGGTCGCAGCCGTATCCAATCCGATGTCGGGTTTCATTGGCGGCAGCGAAGATTCTCCCAATTATCCTACACCCTATCGGGATGATAAAGGTCGTTTTGCCAGACAGCCTACTGATGCGGGTCTTCACGATGAGGCAACTGGTGAACAAAACCCCGGACATGGGATGTTTCATCCGGGCCTTTCGTCCCCATTCATGCCGTTTTTGTTCTCGAACGGCGGTTCGATGGACAACCCGATGGCATTTCCCGGTTACAATGCTTTGTACACCGGAACGTATCGCACTTATCGCTGGATGCTTCAGCATCCAACCATCCGACTTGTGCGTGCTATTTCTTGTGCGGATATTCTTTGTAACCGATGGGAATATGTAAAGGTCGGCAAAGGAATCAGTGACGAATGGGCAACCGCAGTTCAGGATCAAATGGACCCTCTTCGTTTTGATTTGCTCCATGACTTCTTTGTGAGGGGGCGTGATTTTGGCTGGCAGTCTGGAGAAATAATCTGGGAGATTCGAGATAGCATGACGTGGCTTACCCGTATGAAACCACTCTTGGTGGATATCACCGAATGTCTCCGTGACGAGAAGGGGAATTTCAGCGGTGTTATCAACTTTGTTCCGGATGCTATTCTCAACCCAGATAAGCATGTGGTTCGCTTAGCAGCGCCATATAGGGCGTGGAAGTACACCTACGACGCCGAAGCAGGGTATTTGTATGGTCGCTCTTGGCTTGAAAATCTTCGCATGACAGTGTGGCGGGATTGGCTTAGCTGCGATCAGCAACTTGAGCGACTAGGGGCCAAGATCACAGGCATTCAGTTGATTTTGACCAGTCCCAGCGGAACGTTCCCGACCGGGAAAGTGGATAGCAATGGTAAGCCCGAGTTTTTGGAGTACCGCAAAGTCTGTGAACATTTGATTCGGGCGCTTGCCAATGGGTCGCCAGGGGCGTGGCTTCCCAGTTTGAATATCCCCACGGATCCCAAAGGTAACATCAACACCGCAAAAATCATTGCGGAATTAGCGACCAAAGCGGCTGTAACCCCCACGTTGCTCAACCACGGCAGCACAACACCGGCTATTGAAGGCATCCTGAAAAGAATGATGCACGCGGAAGATTTGATGTTTGAAGGTAGTTTGCGTTCTCCCAGAAGTGGAGGTCGTGGTCAAGGCGGCAAATCCGATACTGAAGAGCTCAATGAAGTCGGTGCGTCTATTGCACAACTTGAAGATCAGGGGTTTGCCCGGCAATGCCAACCATTGGTCGATGCGATCCTGGTTCTCAATTTTGGCGAAGAAGCCCGTGGAAAGATTCGCATTCAGCCGCCGTCAATCGTCGATAATAAACGTGGCTACATGAAGGCGATGATCCTCGCGGCCATGAACGATCCGATTATCGCTCGTGAAATGCTCAGGATCATCAACATGAAAGTGGAACTGAACAACATGGACATTCAGACCACCGGCGAGTACGATCCGGAGCGTGTCGAAAAAGCCGATGAAAAACAGCAACTGAACACGAACAAGCAACCGGACCCGCAAGGAGGCAGACCAACGAACGGCAACGGAAATCCTAAAACTCGACCCGGCAAAGCCCAACAACGCAGGTCTAGGACGCCACAGGCAGCTTAACCCTTCCAGAAAGTTGTACAATGCCTCAAAAACATCCCATCACTGGTTGCCGGCTTGATACCATCTTTGGTGAATGGTTGATTGATCGCGATCGTCTGGAAGAATATAAAAACACTGCATGGATGATCGTTGAAAAGGGAGAGTTAAAGGAAACTCAGTCCCGTTCTCAAGAGATGCACGAAGCTGCGGATGATCGCCCGTACACTGTTCAAGATGGAATTGCCCGGCTAAATCTTTCCGGCCCTCTCACAAAATTCGATACTTCCATGTCGTCACTTTTCGGGGGCACAAGCACTATGAGGGTGCGGGATTCGCTGAGGGATATCCGGTCCAGGTTTGATACCGGGGAAGTCAAAGGCGTCTTCATGGAAGTAGATTCACCGGGCGGTTCTCTGGAAGGAACTGCGGAACTGGCAAGCGCGGTTCGTAAAACAGCGGAAAAGATGCCCATCTACATGCACGCACCGGACACGGCTTGCAGTGCCGCGTTGTGGATTGCCACTCAGGGGACGCGGTTCACGGCTGGTCCTGCGGCCCGCGTAGGATCACTGGGAACACGAGTAACGTTGCTGGACGAATCCAAGCTCGGAGAAGACCGTCCTGTAAAGCCAGTTGTGAAGGACACTGGTACGTTTAAGAGCATTGGAGCCCCGGGACGACCGATCACGACTGACCAGCACAAAGAACTTCAGCGGTATGCGGACAATGTGAATAAAGTATTTGTGGCAGATGTTCAGAAGTCCCGCAAAATGAATCCCTCTCAAATGGAAGAAGCCATTACCGCCCGTGTATTTGTGGGCGCTGACGCTATGAGAGTGGGTTTGATTGACGCCGTTTGTTCAACGGATGAGGCGTTTGAATGCGCCAAGCAGAATCTTAACAACTCTAAGTCGGATCGTCGCGGTCCCGGCCCAGAGAACAAAACATCGACCGCGCTTAGGAGCAATCATATGCCTCTTCAACCTTCTGAGTTGTCGGTCTTGAAGACGTTCCACGGCGCTGCCGGTGTGACGGAAGAAACTGCCGACATTCATGCGTTTCATGCTGCGGCGCATTACAAGCAGCTAAATGACACCCTTTCCCAAAACAACGCCCGGCTCACTGGAGAAGTCAGTCGGCTTACTGGGGAACTGACATCGGCCAAGGCGGCTGCACCAGTCATGGAAGATCAGCGTGTGGTCCGCGGTATGTGCAAGCTTGCTTTTAAGGAGCTTCAAATGTCGCTCACCGCCGGCAAGATCACCAGCGTTCAGTTTGCCAAGATGGAGAAAGTCCTGCTTTCCCAAGGCAAATTTGAGAATGGTGAATTGAGCACCGATGCGGTCCCGGTAGCTGCAATGTTCCAAGCGGACGCTTCAGGCAAGCATCTTTATGAAGGTGTTTTTTCAACCTTCAACGACAACAAGCCCAATGGGATTTTGCAGGATGTATCCAGCCACCAGCCATCACCCCGCACCGAGCCTGGAAGCAGCGCCGATGCCAAGGGAATCACTGATGAGCACAAGAAATGGGGTTTGAAAGATTGCAACCAAATGCTGATGGATCAGAACTGTAAGACCATCAGTCGTGGCGAGTTTGACGCTTTTTACCCGGAATCGTCAGGGAATTCATAATTCCCTTCCAAAAATTCTGGACAATCTGGGCGAACACGGTAACATGATTTTTTATTAGGAGCTTCACATGGTTACTTTGATTGAAACTTGGGATTTGAATCAGGAACTACAACCTGCTCAATCCCCCGACCTTGCTCGGACGGACGCCATCCGTTTTGCCCCGAACATTACCATCAAGAAAGGTACGGCCGTTGGTGTAAAAACATCGAATCGGCTGGGCTATGCGATGGTTCCCGGCGCAAACGACGGCACGCAGAACTTTGTCGGTTTTGCGAAATACTCGTTCGCTACGGATGCAAACAGTCTTGTTTATCTGGGGTTCAATACCACGGCTGCACCGTTCTCGGCAGCAGCTAATTTTCGACTTTCCCCCCAGACAACCACGCCGATCTGGGTGACTGGTATCTTCGATTCACAGGATGTGTACACCCGCGGCACTTCAGTTGCCGAAGTGGATACGTTCACCCCGGCCACGGTGACGACCGGCGACGTGAACACGATCAGCTACATTAGCCCGGCAGGTGTCGCAACCACTGTCAGCTTCACAATCGGTGGAACACAGACTGCTGCCGCCGCAGTCACAGGTCTTGCAGCGGCGTGGAATGCCAATGCCACGCTCACCGCACTGGGAACTACCAGCGGGACCGGCACGCTCATTATCACAGCCGCAAATGCGGGCGTTCCTTTGAATCTGGTATCCAGCGTGGTCGGAACTGGAACGCTGACCAAGGCACTCACCACGCCGCCCGGAATGCCTTATGGTGAAGTGGACATATTTACACCTGCCAGCCCGACAACGGCAGATGTGAACACGATCACTTATAGCGGTACTCCTGGCGCTCCGCAAACAATCACGTTTACGGTTGGGGCGACTCAGACAGTCGCTGCGGTCATCGCCGGACTTATTGCTGCGTGGAACGCCAATCCGACTCTGGCAGCATTGGGCTACGCTGCCAATGGTGGGAACTATCTCATGGTCGTTCCTGTGAATGCTGGCAACCCGCTCAATCTGACAAGCTCTGTGACAGGTACAGGCACGTTGACAAAGACCGCTTCGGTTGCGGCAGTGGGTCGTTCCATTGCCGATATTCAGGTAGGCCGTCCGGGTGCTTACGTTCTTCACAACGGATTCTGGTTCGTCTGATCTGTACGGTGTGGGTTTCCCGATGGAAATCCCGTTTTAACTCCGGGCAAATTTCTTTTTATAAGGAGACGGCACATGCCGTACGTTTATCCCACGAATTTCACCATGCGGGCACTGCAACAACAGTGGATCGCACGCAATCGTGAAGGCCGAATCGGCCTTGATATCATGCCCCCTCTTCCCCAGAATGCCGGCGTCGTCCGCTGGAACCAGGAAGATAATTACGGCGGATTACAAGCTCTTCGCGGGCTTGATGGTCGTCCTACGCGCGTTCAGCGTGTCGGTGAAAAGATTTACGAGTATGAGCCGGGTGTATTCGGTGAATACGAGACGATCACTGAAACCGAACTCACCAAGCGCGCTGCCAATTTCGATATCTTGACCACGCCAATCGAAATCGGTGATTTGGTGGGAGCGGCTGACCGTCTCTTGATTGGTCGTGAGTTTGACCGCATGGAATCATCCGTGTGGGCACTGTTGACGACTGGCACACTGCAAATCATTCTGGATGGTCCTAACGGTACTCAGATTGGTTATAACGACCAATATACCTTCCAGAGCTATACTTCGACCTATCAATGGTCTGTTGCAGGGTCTGCAACGCCGATTCAGGATTTCCAGAACGTCCAACAGCTTGGTTACGCGACGGGTATCTCGGTCGATTTGGGCGCTGCGGCCACGGCGTATATGAATCAGTACACAGCTAACCAGATTCTCAACAACAGCAATGCTGCTGACTTTGGTGGTCGTCGCAATCAGTACGGCGCTACGCTTAATAATCTCGGTGCGCTGGATAATTATTGGAAAGCTCAGAATCTTCCCGGCATCGTCGTATATGATGGAGGTTTCTGGAATAAGCCGCAGACTCAGGGCGGCGTGTTCAGCAAATTCCTTCCTAATGGAACGGTGGTTGTGGTCGGTCAACGACCCGGCGGTGTTCCGATCGGTAACTACGTTCTCACTCGCAATCTCGTCAACGGTTCTGGCGGTAAGCCCGGAAGTTATCGCCGCGTGGTTGACCGTGTGAACGGTGTCAACGGTGAGATGCGGATTCCGCCCAACATTGAAATTCACCGTGGCCACAACGGCGGTCCTGCGATTTACTACCCGTCTGCCGTGGTTGTGATGAACGTTGGATAATCCTTTCCAGAAATTCTGGGAAGAACATAACCTTCAACTCTTTCAGGAGTCAGCAATGGTAAGCAAGAACTATAAAATACTTCATACCCGTGTCGGACCTTGGAAAAAAGACCATGTGGTGTCTCACGACGAGATGGTGAATGCAAAAGATTCTCTCGGCCGTAAAGCACCTATCAATGTTCAGCGGTTAATCAAACACGGAGCGATTCAGGAAGTTAACGAGCCAGTCACGACAACGCCGCCCGATTACGTTCCGATCAACCCTCCACAACCCGTTGAATTTTCAGACGGCATCGACCCGGAAACTTTTGCGGATGGGCAAGACGATCTGATCCCGCCTAATCCGTTTATACCACCGACCCCACCGCCTACCGGAACTTCTCAAGTGCCGTCGAATCAACCGTCTCAAACGGCGACAAAGACCGTAGACAATCCGCAGAACCCTATGGCTCAGCCGGAGATTCCAACGCCGGAAGATGAGGTCCCTACACCCGATCCCACGCCAGCAGCGCCCGACTCTACGCAAAATAAATCGGGCAAGCGTGGTGGGAAGAACGGGAACTAACTGGAGTTCTTCTTTGCACTCGGAGAGCGGAAGTCACAGCAGCGTTCCGCTCTCCGAGTAATTTTCAATGCCGGCCGCACGAAACATCTCCAAGGAAATATACGTCGCTCTAGTACAGGGGCTGCTAGGCGATCCTGATTGGCCGGTGTTGGCACGGAACTTCAAGCATTATGATGTGGTTGAGGGAGATCAAGATCCTGAAGAGCTTGAAACGGATGCTGGAGATTATCCGCAAGCGATCTTGGAAGGGCCACTATCTGGAAACACCGATCTGCAATCCGGGGATGTAACGTTCGCTACTTACTCCGACGATCCCCCTCCAGATTGGCTGGAAACGTCAACAGAAGAATATGAACTTACAGTTCTGAGCGATCAGCTTGGGCTGGACGTTTATAGTCCGCTGGCAATGGAGTCGATTAACGCGGTTCGGAGATTGGGAGCTAAGCTCGGTCTGCCGTATGTAACCAAAGCGACAGCCTCATTCAAACAGACTGAGAATCGTGACAGTGAAACGGGGTCGAGACAAATCACAGTAAAAATCAAGATCACCGTCAGCTATCAGATTGACGGCTCTCAACTAACCGGGGGCACTACTCCCCCAGAAAGTGAAGACTAATCATGGCGCTCAACACTTTTATTCTTGAGGTCACGGATCACAAAGGCAACAAGCGCCTGCATGGGTGCGGAGTTGGCGGAGTACCGGATGTGACTGCGGAAATGCTTGCCGATCATCTGGTGAAGCATAATCACTTCCGCGGCAAAGCCAAAAAAGTGAAGATTCTTCATCGCAGCGAGATCGCCAAGGTTGCGGCGTCTGGGGTCACACAACTGAAAAAGGAAAATCTACCACCGCTTACCCGCGAGATGATCGAAATCCACGGTGATGCCAACAACCCATTCCCGGATTTGAAATCGGACGAAGCCAAGAAGTTCACTGAACAAGCTGCGGTCACAGATGATGATCAGGATGTTCAAGTTGATGTGAATCCAGCTAACAAGCCGCCTGCATTGCTGTCGCCGCCGCTAACCGTCACTTCGATCCCGTCAACAACTCCGGTGGTCAATGCAGCGAATCCGGATCCCGCTACCACAAACACCTCAAAACTATGAATGAGCAGTTTATAGCTGCATTGGAATCTCGTTTACGGCAGTCAGCAATACATGCTTTGACTGAATTTGCTCAGCAGCATGTGGATCGGATTCAGGAGCTAATTGACGTTTCCGTCGAATACACGGATCACGGGATCATTCGATCTTCTCCAGGAGAACCGCCTTGTAAAGACGATAGGATAGCTGCCCGTCGTGGTGTGGAGGGTTTGCAAAGATCAATCAGAGCTACGGAAGTGACCTACGAAGATGGTGTGGCATCCGTGACTGTTTTTACTGACGCGGAATATGCGAGGGCTTTGGAAAAGGGATTTGAAAAGATCAACCTTGAACCTCGACCTTATTGGGGAGCGTCCTTTGACGAGCTGGTGGAGCACGGCGGCGATTTGAGAGATTTATTCGCAGAAACTTTTGAAGCCGGCCATCCGGTTTCGCTTTAGGAGATCATCATGGCTAGTCCTGTATTATTGGATACGACTTCCAAAACCATCAACGGCAGGGATGGAAGTGCCAGCTTCACGATCGATAACGGCATGAACACCATTGACTATCGTGTTGTGCTGGACATGATCCGTGTCCGTGAAGTCAATGAGATGACAACGGCCGATACTTTCAGTATCGAGGGTGTGGCGGCTCAGGAACCGGGACGATCGCAGATCGTGGGTGAAATCTTAGGCGTCGGTAAGAAAGGTGGTCCGGCGTCTGGGCCGCTTATTCCAGCACCTCAAGATGTTTCGGTCGTAGCTACTTTCAGCACGGGCTGTGTTCTCTCATTAACGGCCAATTTCACAGAGGCAAGCTGTGACCGACTCGTGAACCAGAATTGCCGTATCGGTGGACGATTCTTATCCAACGGTATATATTTTCTAACGTGGGTGCTGTGACCCATTTGTCTTGCCGGCAAATTTCACTGCAAAGGAGACTTCATGTTTTTGCTTCAGGTTGCTCAAGCTCCGTTTCCGGTCGTGGTCGCTAATGAGAAAGGGCAACCCCAATATGAGGTTGTTCTTCCAAAATATACGCTTCAAGACGCTATCAATTTCGGATCGGTCTTGGTCGAAAAATGGCGAGCCAGCGAAACCAAGGATATGACACCACAGCAAATCAGGGAATACGGCTCCATGCACCCTGCCATCTCTCCTACGCTTGGTGATTTGAAGCGATCCATTGCAGCACTGGACGGGGCGAAAGATGTGGTATCTTCTGTCTTTCCCAGAGGACGGGTGTTCGAGATGGATTACATCGGCAGTCAGTGGTCTCGCGGGAACGAGATTACAAACGATTCAGATGGGCTACTTGAAAAGTTGTTGGAACGAGTATTATCGGGAAGCTCGTCAGGCACGCTCACCGAACTGGCATGGAAGCTGGCTGACCTACAAGACACTTCAGCGGTAGCACCGCCGCCGATGCCCGGTAATTCAATCGACGACGACAAGGATGAAGATGAAGACCCTTTATCCTCCACTGCCGGCGGCGCACCCAAGCTCTAGCTTTTAACTGGCTTGCGGTTTTTGCCGAGTTCCGGCAGGCATATTCCGGCCTTGATCCTCTTTCATGTACGATCGGTGTGTTTGAAGGATATCTGAGCTTGGCGGGTATTACACGAGCTTATCTTGACGATCGTTGGACAGATCAGGATCGCTTACATGCCCGGACCCAGGACGAGAACCAACTGATTATGATGCAGTACCAGCTTCCCAGTTACTACAAAAATCCTTTCGCCGATGACAACGGCGAAGACAGCGAGGAGTAGGTCATGGCCGAATCAGGCGGCTCTGAAGAAATGGTTCTTTACGCCAAGCTGGTGATTGATTCATCAAAGGCGATCGAAAACACACGCCAAGCCGTATCAGACCTTACATTCCAAACGGCAGGGACAACGCCCGGCACATCCGCTTCTGAAGCCTCTCGTCGCCGCGGAACCCGCGATCAAGAATCTGCCTACGATCGGGACACATCACGATTTTCTCTGGAGGGAGAATTAAACATACCTAGCCGCAAGCGGGCATCCTCCACAGCGGCTTTAACTTCTGTTGTTGGCACTTGGGGCAATATCCGTGGCCCGTCTGGTGGTGGTGCGTTCGACGCTGAAGGCTATCACAACACTTCTACAGCTCGGGTGCGCCGGGGATATCGTCGTAATGAGTATTCGCAGGACTGGGAATCCAGCGTCACTTCCTGGGCACAGGGCGAAGAACGACATGCTCGTTTCGTGGAGGATACAAAATCAGGGCGTGGCGGAGTACCATTTGATTTTTCCACTTCTCCAGAAGATTATGATGTGGCTGCTCCTTACGACAGCAGTTCTAATAGATCACTCCCCGGTAAATTCGCCCATGCCCGTCGCATCCAAAAGAACAGAAATTTAACGATTGAACGAGAAGAAGGCTACGCTCCCGGATACGGGCCAAATGCCGATTTATATCGCCAGACAGCCGAACAGCGCGCCGAAGATCTTGAAGAACTAACTACTGCAAAGGAAGACAGACTGGGTTCTTTCCAGAACTTCTTCGATTCTGGAAGAGAAGGAGAAGAAGAAGATGCTCCGGGTAAAGGGGGTAAAGGGGGCAAAGGCGGTCTTGGAGTATTTTATAAACGTTTCCTGTTAATGGAGGCGATCCGGTCAGTGTCCCAGACTGTAAGCCTCGCAAGCCAAAGTGGCGCTAGAGCGATTACCACTAACGGTAATCCTATATCGTTACTTCAGATGATACAGGGCGAGCAACAAGCGTATGCTTCCGCCATTCCGTTTGGCATTGGGTCTTTGGGTTTGGGCATCTCTGACTTAATGACCGGGAACGCCACCGCGATCCAAGGTGCAATCACCACTTCCCAATTTGATGACGAGCAAGGAGCAACCAGAGAGTCATTAAGTCAGGCACGGCTGCAAATTCGCCGCCAAGTGGGAGTGTTGTCTAGCCGTCAGGGGCTGGAACGTGATCTGGCTGGAGTAGAGACAAAACGACTAAGTGATGTTGATGACGCTCGAAAGAGAATGACCACTGATATGACGGCACTTCAGAAAGATGCCGATAAAGCGAAGATGGATTTGGTTGTGGGCATGGGCTATCAGTGGATGGTGTCAATGGGGGTGTCTCCCGACTCCATTTTGAACAATCTTAACCCACAAGCAAGACCTAATGAGATTGCTCAATATCATGCGATCAATCAAACAGTCACTAAAGCTCGCAATGATGTCTCGGTAAGGTATAACCAGGATGTAAATCAGATCAATACTGGTTCGGGCATTCAAACATGGGAAGCCCATCGTGATGCCAACGAATCCAACATGCTCACAAATGCCACCGCTGCTTTGAATGATCAGCAATCCAGCACTTTAATTCGGGCAGATTCTGGCGATTATTATGATCCCAGGTTTCAAAGTTCCCGCCGCATTCAGCAACTTCGTTTTGATGAGCAGAACCGCCGGGACCAAGAGCGGAAAGAACTACGGGACGTTCAGGTTCATCATCCCGAACTCGCCGGCGCTAAGGAACGAGAAATAAACTCCGCTCAAAGCCGACGAACTAAAGACATTGATGACGCAACTTACAACATCAACACAGAAACAGAAGGATCGTTAGCCCAACAAAAAAGTCGTTTCACAGAATCCGCAGAAGCGAATCAGGGGATACTTGACCGAGACCCGGAAGAAGTTCGTACCGCACGGTTTAATGCCGCTTTGCGTGATATTCAACGTCTCCCTCCAGAGAACCGGGACGCTGCGACTGCAGCTGCCAATGCAGATCGTGCTGTAAATGAGAGACGTCAAACAGATCGCCAGGAGGCAATGGGTGGTAGCTTGGCACTTCGACAACGTGTTTCCGGAATGCGTGCACAAGCCTTTGGTCCGGGTGCAGACATGATCAGTCGCCAGGCTGATGTGGCTCAGATCGTTGGTGGCAGCGAATTAGAAGCGGAAGGATATCTGCGGGATAGTTCCATCTCGCAAAGCGCGCGCCAAAACTTTGCCGACTCTGCCCGCCAGACCGGGATTAACGACCTTGGGACATCAAAAGCAGACTATATTCGTGGGCTACACATGGTTTCAGCAAGCCCTTGGGAGATTCCTGTCGGAAATAAAGATAGCTCCAGCCCCGAGAACGTAATAAAGGCTTTTGACGAAGGAATCCAGCAGCTTAAAGGTGATATCGGTAAATATGATATTTCCACTAGTTCTGAAGGTACGGGAAAAATGGGAGACAACGTTTCAGGGCTTCTAAACCGGATTCTCGAAGCTCTTACAACTGGTGGGGCTTTACGGGCACAGCCTTAATCTTCCAGAACTTTTGGAAGTGAGAACATTATGCGATTAGACATGGATACAGTGAGTGGGGCGGAACTGAATAAATCTACCATGTCGGGATACTATGTCCGTACTGGCTTAATCAAACTCACTTCTGCCGATTTACCTGTAGTCGCTGACACCAGCATCATCTGGAACCCATTCGCTTTATCTGGTTGTCCACAAGAGGGTCAGCCGATAAATAGCTCATATCCAGACTGGATTTGCCTAAGCCGATCTGTTAAGCCGGTGAACACTCTTACTTGGCGTCTTTTTACCGTTTATCGTTGGATGGGTGCAATCGGCATTCGAGATCACACAACACTTCAACAGATCGACAGCTTTCTCAACCCTTCCACGATGCAGCCGGTTTACAATATCTGGAAAAACCCAAATGCTGCAGAAGGCACACCTCCAACCATTCCGAAACTATGTCATTTTCGTGACTTTCTTCCAGTTCGTAGCTTGACGTTCACCCGAACAGTTAATTTCGAGGCGTCTGCGGCAGTAGAGTCGGCCATAAGGTCAGTAAATCAAGTAAACTGGCAGGGTCTTCCGCCGGGGTATTGGTTAGTAACCGATATAGATGGTCAATCTCAAGATAATGGGATAACTAACACTTACAATGTTACGTTTTCTACCCAGACGATATATGATTGGTCATCATTCGATTACATGGAAGATTTTCGCGGAGAGGCCGTATATATCGATCCTGTGAAGTTCAACACCCTTATCACAAATGCTTATACTTACGGAACCCCTGACACCACCACTTGTTCTGGTGTAGTTAGATTGGGGAGATTTCCAATGGTTGATTTTTATAGCGTTTTTGGAATCGCAGACACTCCTTATACAAGCGCTTACCCCACTCCAACAACTCCTTAATCATGGCACAAACTCGACAACCAGTTCCGTGGAAACAGGGTGATCCGTTTTCGGCGTCTCATCTCAATGAAGGACTTGGGATCGGGCGTGCCGGAAATCTAGGGGTTCTTGGTGGTGGCATCAGTACGATGCCCAACGGAAGTACCGTTTTGCTCCCTAGACCTACTCCAATCTCTGAAGGTTTAGCTGGAGAGGTCACATCTGCCGGCCCTAACGGAGAAAGCGATTCCAATTACGAAATGTACTGGGTCCAGCTTGATTATCTGGTGGGGGGTAAGTGGGATCAGATTGTTGACTTACTCAATCTACCTAAAGCGCCAAGCAGCAGTACGACATACAACCAACAGACTGTCATTTTTCCCGTCACTAACTTGTCTGAACGTCAGCCTGGCGGTCCTGCGATGGATGGCACACATATTTTACGTGTCGGAACTCCAGTTTTGATTTATCCAATTCGCGGCATTGGATCGGACCCCTCTCTACTTGCTCCACAGTTCATCATGTATTGCACTGACATGGGTTACGGTCAGTATCAATACATGAACCCACAAATGGTGGCTCAAAATGTCCGTGGCTGGGACTATGCTCGGCTCGGACCTCTGATGAACTCGAACAGTTAGTCCCTCCAGAATTTTTGGAAACCTCTCTCAATGGGCTGGATAGCTCTTCCAGAATCACCCGGCAGCTTGGTCGAATACTGGCCGAATCTTCGCCAATTCGATTATGCTATTGCAGAACGAGCCAAGGCTGCTGGACAGTGTTTTTGGCCCCCTCCTAATCACGCTTGGGTTGAAGGTGTTGCAGGATCAGTTACTGAAACAACCATGACCGTAGCGTCGTCAATGCCTTCGCTTCCTTGGTGTGGGGGTTCAGATGACACCAGCGGTAACGTATGCCCCCCGTGGACCTGTACCCCCTGTCCAGAAGAGGGGTGGCTTGGCAGTTCATTCACCTACTATCTTGTCTTTGATAACGGAACTTATGAGCAACAAGTCAAGACCCAGATCGATAGTTGGACGGATGAGGGGGTTTTCACCTTTAATAATATCCGCGATTTTGTAACCGCTGGTGTTATCCCCAGTGTCGCCAGTTTAGAAGACCGTTTTTTTGGAGTTATCTCTCAAGAAAATAACGCCATGTGGACGGCGGATCGTATTCTGGAATGGCCTAATGACTATGAATGGGCGCGAGGTGTGATCGCTTCCAGCACTGTCACAGTGGGGATGACAACTACCACCTATCCAAACGCCACAACCATCCATGACCCAAATAAGTCATGGGTCGTCAACGAGCATGTTGGACGAGATATTTTGGTTTACGGAACAGATGGGTTTCTCAAACGCTTCATAATTACCGCTAATGACGAAACGACTGCCACCTATGCTACACAAAGCATCCTTCCAGAAGTCAGCAGTAACTACATCATTCTAACTCATAACGCTCGTGGTTGGCCTAATCGCGGTCCATCCTATGCCCGCCAATGGTATCGCGGGTATCATGGTGATGGGTGGTCAAGCCATCGTCCAACCAATGACGATACCGATGGTGTAACTTGGGGGAGTCAGACAGTCGGAGTTCCCAATGTTATTGACGACGAGGGTGATTGCGGCCTACTGCCGGAACTTGCCTGGGACAATGATTATAATACTGGAACAAACGCCGAACTTCTTGACCCAATTTCCAACCCTTGCGGAACTCCCTACGACACTTATTACGCACCTGATATTTTCAAGACAATTCGGGGCTTGCAACTGGCTGTCGAGCAACTAAGCGATAGCTATTGTGATGCGTCGGTATCGTGTGGGAACATCACACCTCCCACTTGGAATCCCGCGATCATGTTTAATGCAGCGGGGATCAACAGCTTTACAGGTATGACCGGAAGCGTAGTCGGTGTGGGAGATGGGGGATCGAACAATCAGATCAACGTCTCCCTTTCATCTGTCCCATACGTCCTCCCCCAGCAAGTGTGGTTCTCCATTACTCACAGCGATGGTAGCCGCAACGCGGGACGGGGTGTTTTGAGCTATAGCTCAGGTGAATACATTCTTACTGGAACGAACATTTCAGATACGTTCTACACTGAGCAGTGTAGCTTTTCTCAGTCTGGTGGCTCGGTAACGATTCCTGATAACGGGCGTTCAATCATAATTTCTCTTGGGTGGTCAGCTTTCATGCCGCGAGAGTTTAAGCGGATGTTCGCCAACGATGGCGTTTTCATCCCAGATGTGGCTTCAGGACCGCCGCCCACCGCTATTGATCCCGGCGCTCCCGAAGAATGGGATTCGATGCTCAAGTCTTGCTTTGGATGCGGTAAATACTACAAGCTGGGAGCTTCCACGGCTTACATTGATCGCAGACAAGTCACAACAGACTATTCACAGCCCCAAGGCTACGCCGTTGAAGACACAACTAATTCGTGGAACTCTTTCCAGGAAGGCGATCTTGCTCGTTATTCTGGTGACGATTGGAACGATCCATCCACACAAGCCGGCCTTAACAGCTTTCTTAGCACGAACAGCGGCGTGGACCCAGTTGCAACTTATTGGGATCGGTTCTTTGCAGGTCAGCTTTCTCCAGCAAACCAATTCAAGAAAAACAAGTCTCGTGGAGGAACAACCGCCATCGGGGATACTTTCTTTCTTCGAGATATCAGTCAAAACTGGTTTAACTTTCAGTGGTTCGGCGGCGCTGCCATGCGGATTGAAAGCGGCACGTCAACCAGCGGAAGTACGACGAGCCTTACAGATTCTAGTAAGGTCGATTCCTCTTATCCTGGCAGCGAGACAGTTGAATCACATTGTTATTGGGAAGCGGCACGTTTTGTGGGGTTCTCCGGCCCCTATGTCGGGTTCACAGTTGAGATACTTATCTCTGGAAGCGGTTTCACTGATCCTAACGCCGTCATTGAAAAGCGACTTATCACATCGAGTAACTCATCCGCGGTCACGGTGTCATGGAGCGAGCCGCTCACTATTTCAGCCGCGGGCCTCCAATATCGTATCCAGGAACCTTATCAGCTAAACCGATGGAAAGGTCGGACTCTTACTTTGATTGATCCGAGCGGTACAATGCACACCACAACAATCACGGGTAATAGTGACGACACAATATTCTTTACACCTATCGTGGGTGTTACGGTCGGTAGCGGGTTCCCGGATAGTGATGGTAATCAACTGCCCTGGACTTATATCGTCCGCGATCCGCTCACTGGAACGATTTGGAAATGGAGTGGAAGTAGCTGGGTCAAGCCAACTGGGGCAGATACTGCCCGCAATGGTGTGCCAACGACAGGGCCGGCGGATTTTCTTGCGGCTCAAAACGGCAATCTTCCAACTTATGTTCGTCGTTATGGCAAGGCTGTGATTGGAGATTATTTTGGAGAACATCTGCTCAATGAACTCCAGGCCGCGATCCAAACGCTCAAATATACGATGGCGACTGGTGATTTCGTCGCTAACAGTTCTGATGCCGATATTTCACCCGCCTATAACTCGGTTAGCGCATTTACGGGACCATTTGCATTATCTGGTACTAGTGTTTGCGGAACATTTACAGATCGCTGGGAATGTATCGGCGCTGGCGGCGGTGTGTGTAATCAGACCACACTGACT